CTACTCCTCCCCGTTGGCGAGCTTGAGTAGGACATCGGCGTGGCATGGGCCATCGAGCGGACACCAGCAGGCGAGGTTCTTGCCGCGGAGCTCAGGGAGCCCGCCAAGTATCTCAGCCTTGCGCTTTTCCGATTCCGGCCCTTGCCACCAGTCACGGTGCGGTCGAAGTGGCCCTAGCCAGTCTTCGAAGCAGTCCACGACGAAGGCGCGCCAATTTGTTTCGTTCGCGTAACCGCTTTCGATGGCGGCTTCTTTGGTGAACGGATTGCCGAATTTGCCGGGGCGGCAAACCTTCACAGTGTTCTCTGGCATGCGCCAGCCCTTGCGGCGCGATAGCTGAATGCGCTCAGGCTTCATTCCCCGCCTCCCTGAGATAGAGCAAGACGACCGGCGGGGGTGATATTGAAATATCCGCAGCTATCCCGGTTTGCCGTGAGCAGCCCGAGGTCGCGCAATATCTGAATAGTCCGCGCGTGTTGGCCGAACCCCACAACCCCGCCGGATTTCTTTGCGGCAGTCAGGGCCCGAACCTGCGCCTTTGTCAGCTTCACCCCGCTCATAGCGCATTCTCCTTGAGGGCCTTGTAGGCGGCATCCTGCGCATCAGTGAACGGAGCTTCGGCACCGCAATCGTGCACAATCCAGCCGATCAGATGATCCAGCAAGGTGATTGCCTCGTCCCTTTCCTTCCTCAGCGCTTCATTCTCCTCGGTAAGGCGAAGGACTTGGGCGGAGAGCGTTTCGATCTTCTCAGCAACTTTGCCGCAATCCGCGCCGCTCGCGCTGCACCGTGGGCAATACACATCGCTGTCGTCGCCAAAGCTGTCGGTCCCGCAAAGCTCGGATGAACCGAACCAACCGCACTTGTCGCATGATGCGAGGTAGTAAGGCTCCTGAACATCGAAAGAGACAATAGGGCCAGCATACCCGGCCATTTGCTTCAGGTTTTCGAGGCGAATTTCCTCCGGCGTCATCTCCGAGGGAGAAGGAGAGGCTGCGAGGTAGGCGCTGATGGCGCGCTTAAGGCTGTTCTCCATCACGAAAGATGCGCGGGCGGCTTCCATGCCCTTTTCGTCCAGTGGTGCGGTCATGACAGAAGGCTCCATTTCTCGATGGGTCTGGTGGCGGAACGCTGTTTCGGACGGGAGGGGAAGCCAGCAGAGCGCAATGTCGGCTCTGGCCTGATGCCAAGGTGCTTTGACCTGACGCGGGCGCTTATGGCCTTCTGTGCAACGTCCTGTTTCGTCTTCTCGCGGTGCTTGTCGCGCAGTGCGGGAAACAGGTTGCTTTCCCGATGTTCGCCGCCGTTGATCAGGGCAACCTTGTGATCCAAGTCCCATGGATCGCCGGGCATGATCTTTCGACCGGACAAATGGCACTTGCCGCCCTCGCGCTCGAAGATGCGAAGCCGGACGCGCGGCGGCACCTTGGCGTCGTCGGTTCGGCCAATCCATTCGGGGACAGATCTAGCCATGGTGCGCCTCAAGCGTTTCTACACGCTTTTCTAAGGCAGCGATCCGGTTGACGAGCTCATCCTTCGTCGCGCGCGGCTCCGGCAGGCAGTAGCAGCCATCGGGTCCGTACAGACCGCCCCAGCATTCCGGCAGCCAGAACTTCCCGCCCGGTACATCAGCAGCGCGAACCCAGCGGCATCTAGCCATGTTCTGCCTCCTGCCTTCCGAGGGAGGTCAGATGAAAGCGCGGCCCATAATCGGTTTCCTCGACGCGGAGCAGCCCGGCCCGCTCCATCCGGCGAAGAGAGCGATGCCCCTCACGCGGGATCGATACATCGACGCCAGGGCAGATGCTTCCGCCTGCGTTCGATATGAGCTGCAATAGCTGGCGCTCTTGGTTGGTGAGCTTTCTCATGCTGCTGACTTCCGCTTCTGCTTGATCGTGTGATCGATCTTGGCGATGGCGAGAATGGCAGGCTTCAACTCTGCTGGGGCGCTGTCATAGGCCATCGTGCGGCTGGCCTTTCCGCCGTTCAGACGAGGCAGCAGGCCGCGCGAAATGAGCTCCCAGTTGGAAGGGTCAGTGTTGGTCTTGTCGCCGTCCAGGCACTTGAGGCAATGGCCCTCGGGCACCGGGCCGTTTGCCTGCTCCCAGAGATAGACATGCTTGTGCACTGGCCTGGTCTTCGCGCCTGTCCAAGGGTTCACTTCATCAACTATCATCACGACATAGCCGTCTTTGCTGTCGATGCGCTCGTGACCAGGCCCGCGATAGGTGTGCGAGACGTTGCCCTTCTTAAACTGGGTCTTGCGGGCGTTCGGATGCCGCCCGCCAGTGCCGGGCGGGCAGGGCACTCCCTTATTCATCGGCACCTGCCCCTTGCTGAACTGACCGGTCCTGCCGGTCTTCCATCCCATGCGCTTGCGCAGCGCGTGGAGGTTCTGAGGGCGAACATCTTCACGCGGGAAGGCCGCGACGAACTCGCGGTGGTAATCGCTGATCGGCAGCAGGCTGTTCTTTTTGAGCCAAGCCATCTCTTCAGGGCTAAACTTGCGGTGGCGCCCTTTGTAGCGGTCGCCCTCCCGACCGGTCTTCCAGCCCTTCCGCTTGCGAAGGCCATGCAGGTTCAATGCTGAGATCTCGGGCCGATTGAACCGCTCTTGGAAGGCCGCATGATAGTCGCTGATGACCATCATGCGGTTGTCTTCCAGCCATGCGATCTCGGCGGCGCTGTAACTTATGCGTTGGCCCCTCATTCGCCCGACTCCACCGTCACGGATTTCCCGATCAGACCGGAAAGCGCGGGCCGGAAGCGGTCACCATGCTGGGCAACGAAGGTCGATGCCTTGAAGGTCAGCTCGGCATTGCGGATGATCTGGTCAGCAACGTTGACCAGGGCTTCGCCGCGCTTGGATTCGACCTCGATCTGCTCCGGCGTCAGGTCTTCGTCAGACAGGCGCTCAAGCTGGGCAAACAGGTGGTCGTTCAAATCGGAAAGCTTGTTCTTCATTACGCTGCCTTTCTCTGTTCAGGTCGGTCGGAAGGCGCTGGGAGATACAGACCCGCCCACTCAGGCTTGAACTGGATCTGCTCATTGCAATCAGTCATGCTGCCGTCCTTTCATCCTGGAACTGGACGCCGTGTTCAGCACCGAATTTAAAGATCAGCTCGATAAGCCCCGTCATCTCGTCCTTCGACAGGTCAGATGATGACTGGCCCCAAGGCACAAAGCCGTGGCCGTCGAGGCTGGGCAGCAGCGTGATTTCCTGCCCCAGCGCGTGAAGGAAGATCACCTTCCACTGGTCAGGCGTGAACTTCTTCCCACCGAGCATTGCCTGCTGCGACACATCGGTGAGCATGGCCCACATGCGGTCGTTTTGGGGGAGGGAGCGCTTGACCTCTTTGAACTCGACGCGAGTGCCGAGCGGGACACCTTGCGCCCAACGCTGGACCTTCTCGCGGTCGGCTCTGCTATTGATGATGACGGTTGCGCGGCTCATGGGACAAGGGCCCCACTGCAAGCCACAAACGCATCACGATAGAGCGCCCGGCAATCTGCCTGTGCATCCAACGGCAAGCGCATGAACGCTGCTGAGAGCATCAGCTCATTGCCTTTGCGGAGCTTGTCGCTGTCCCGTTCATCGCGGGCCTGACGCAAGATCGTCTGCGCATCGGTGATCAGAGAGGCTTGGGCTTCTATGGTCATCAGAAAAATCCTGCGGGTTACTGGTTTAGCCATTGGCCCGCAGGCCCCTTTGGAGGTGGGAACTGGTTATTCAGCCGCCTGCTGCGGCACATGATCGAAATCGGGCGGCACATAGTCCGCCGGAGGGCCGTCATTGAACGGGAAGCCGTCATCGTCCTGCATGGCGGCGCGTTCTTCCAATTCAGCCGCTTTGTCTGACCGCTCATTGACCAGCGACTGGCGCCAGTCTTTCGGCAGGCTGTCGAACGCCTCATTGACGTTCCGGGCTCGCCAAAAGCGATTGAAGGCGTCCATGTCGGCAATCTCGCGATTGGCCTTGGACAAGCGGTCGTATGTCTCTCGACTGGCTGCCTTTGAGGCAGGCTGCTGCTCCTGATGGCGCGGCGCCGGATCAGCCTTCCGACCAACCTCTTGCGCGTCGTCGTCATGCGCAGCAGCAATGCCGACAGCGGCCTTCAGGGTGTAGCGCTGCAAATAGGTGACGGCGCTACCGATGGCCTGGATTGGGTTCTTGTTTCCTGAGCCATCGATTGGCCCGACCAAGCTCGTTTCCTCGAAGTGGCCAGCTCGGTGAGTGATGCGGCAAGTCACCTTGACGCCGCCCTGCACATTGTCCGTGTACCAGCGAAAAGACAGGCCAACCGATGACATCGGCTCTGCTAGCGCCTCGGTGATTTCAGCCAAGTCCTCGAACTTGTAGTTCGTGCGGCCCTTTGTGGTGGTGAAATCCACCTCGCGGCTTTTCGTGATCTTGGGCAAGTTCGACCGCAGATCGGCCATTGCATCGTCAAAAGCCTTGCGAGCCTCGAATGCGTGGTGGCGCTCTTGGAGGGCAAGAAGCCGTTCCATGACTTCGACGCCGCTTCCCTGCTGGATAGCCTGTTGGATCATCTCGGCGGGTGTGATGATGGTCGGGACACGAGCCTCGACCGCTTCCACTTTCTGAACAGCGCCCATGTCAGAACATCCTGTCGATGATTTCGACCAGATATGCGGAGTTGACTTTTTCGGGGTCGTTTTCGCGCAGCTTGGTCATGAGTTGGAGGAAGTAGGCGCTATCGACGCCGGTAAGTTGGTCCTCAAGAACCTTAGGGTCGGTCAGGTCCAGTTCGGAAACCTGCATGACCATCTTGAGGATTTGGCCTGCATTGACCGTCCACCCTCGCGCAATGAACTTGCGGAGACGAATGATCGAGCAGACCGGATATTTGCTCCCGACGTAGCGCAGCTCCTTGGACAGCAGTGCTTCAAGCGCGGGCTGTCGCAGCACCAGTTCATTGCCCCAGCTTGTCCAGTAATTGGTGCAGTGGATGAAATCGTAGTTTTCGTGGATGACGTCGGGCTCGCCATAGAAGCGCAGCACGATCTGGACGCGATGGCTCAGGGTGATAGCGTTCGATGACATGAACACAGGCCGGTATTGCGGCTTGCCGTCATCCTCGGCTTCGAGGGCAAGAGCCTCGGTTCCCTGATAGGCGTCCTCGATCTCGCCAGCGTCTCCCATGACTTCACCGACATAGCCGTCTGCCTCGTCGGCGGCGCGGCTCTCGAAATACTCATACGGGGCTTCGGCGCCATCCTCGCTGGCGATGCCTGCGGACTTGATCACGACCTTGATGCGGCCTTCGGTGTCATCCACGTAGATCTTGCAAGGGATGCCCTTGGCGCTCTTCGTCTCGAACCGCTTCACATAGTATTCGGCAACGGCCTTGGTGGTGGCGTGGTCTCGGAAATAGATGTCGAAGTCGTTGACCGGCTCGCGCAGGAGCATGGAAGCGATAGCGCCACCGGTGACGATGGTGTTCTTGGCGGCCATCTCGCGCACTGCCTCGTCCTCAATCGAGGTGAGCCATTGATCGACCTTGGCGCGGATAACCTTTTTGATGGTCTTGGCTTTCATCAGATTGCGACCTTCTGCTCGGTGATGTTGAAACCTTCGATCTGTCGGACACCTGAATGCGCGGCCTGCTGCGCGAGGGTCTGGGCTAGATCGACAAAGGCTTGCGGGTCGCGCTTCCACATGGTGGCGACGGCGGTTCGCTGATCGACCATCTCGGCAACCCACTTGGTGCGCAGGCCTGTTCCGACCGTCGCGGCCTTGGTAGCCTTCTTTGCGATCTTCTCAGCGGCCTCTGCGGCGGCAACCTGCTGCTCTGCCTGCTCACGGGCCTCAAGGTTGCCAGAGGACGCCCGCATGGCCTCCTGTGCGGCGGCGCGCTCGGCCTCGGCCGCTTTGCGGGCAGCTTCGGCAATGGCGGCGGCTTCGGCGGCTTTCTTGGCCTTATACCGGGTTCGGATCGGCGCAAGGGCGGCGCGGGCTAGAGGCACTTTGCCCTTGCCCGCCTTAGTGTCGCCAATCAGCGGGTGGAACTTGGCCTGAATGGCCTTGATCTGCTCGTCCAGCGGCTCCTTCTCAGCGGAGCGCAGTGCGTCAGCTTCCTGACCAGCCTTGAGCAAAGCCTTGTCCAGCGTATCGAGCGCGGCATCCTGATCATCGTTTTCAATGTCAGTGCCATCAGCCCAATTCTTGGCCTCGTCGTAGAGGCTTTCGATTTCGCCAGCGATCAGGTCGAACGGGGACATGTTGCCACCCGGCTTGATCCGGTCATTGCCAGTCGTGGAAAGTGCGGTAGCGGACATATCAGCCTCCGTACCTGGCCCATTCGGCCAGAATGAAAATGGGTGGTGAGATCAGAGCCATCAGAAGCAGCAGCCCTAGAGCGTCTGCTATCTGGCGGCGGATGGCGTAGGGGGCGATGTTTTCCATCATCTATCTCCTGCCCACCTGGGCGAGTGTTTGGGGTTTTCCTGCCTTCTCAGCGTCTGATTGCTGGCCAGAGGCGGTTGCGATGCGCAGGGCAAGGAGAGGGTCTTCGTGACGGGTCCAAGCCAGCTGCGCTATGTCGTGGGGGGTGGGGTTCATGGCGCGTCCTGTGCCGCTATAGCGCGATCAAACAGGGCCATGATGTCGGCGTGGGTAGTGGCAGGGTCGTCGTTGAACTGCGCAACGGGACAGTTCCAGTCACTGGGGTCCGGTGCGTAATCGACCGGCAAAAATCGACCCAACAGATGATGATCTGCATCATCGAAGTCCGTTTCATACGCCACATCAGTCAGCGCATCGACGGCGCAGAAGCAATCCCGGTCCGGCCCCTTGCCCCACTTCTCCGGCGTATCGATCAGCGCCCTTGCGGCGATCAGGTTTTCTTTGACGGTTGCCATCGGTTCTACTCCGCTGCCACTGCATAAGGAGCCGAGAGCATTGCGCAGAAGGCGTCCGTAGCGACCTCAAGCGACACAGGGCGGCGCTCGGTGGACCGATACATATGCTCGGTCTTGCGGTGCTCAGCGGCTCGGCGCAGCCATGCCTTGGAATAGCCGGGGAGGCCCTTGATCTGACCTTCGCGGACAGTGGCCAGTTCAGCGGCCCGCTTTGCCCGCCAGTGGCGAGAGGACGTGAGCTGATCGACCATCTGGCCATGACCTTCCCAGCCATTGCGATTGATCGGCTGCTCAAGGCTCTTGGAATAGGCGGTGAGTGCGATGTAGCGCGGGTCCGACTGAACCTTATCGCGCATGGCGACCCAAGCGCGGCTGTCGGCTTCGATCTTGTCCAGTGCGGATTGAATAGCGCTGTGCATCTGTCTCTCCATCCTTGAGGAGATCAGCGCTGCTGCCTCGTTTGGGGCAGGGCTTCTTCGTCCTCGGTATAGCTAGACTATGCGATAATCGCACAGATGCGTCAAGCATCAAGTGTGCGAAAAATGCACAGATGCGATTTTGTTAAGGCCCGTTTACGAATCGCTATCGACTCGCGGTCGGTTCTTTGGTTTGAATGATAAGGAGAACAAACAAGGAACAAATGAGATGTTCGAAGGTACGCAAGGATCGCGGATTTTCATCGTCCATTGCCATTGCGCGAATTGCCAGCGACCGAGCGCCCGGCGAGTGGCTGTGCCTCCAGTAGAGAATGCGCCGGCAACGGTGGAGGCGTTTATCGAGGCGATGGAACACAACCCCATTCCGTTCGTCTGCCGTCACTGCGAAAGCCTGATAGGCGAGCTCGTGGGGGTGACTATGGAGCGCGAAGATGAGCCAGCATGAAGTGAGCGAATTCATCGTGGTTGCGCCCGCGATGCTTGGCAGGGCTGTCGAGTGGGCAGAGCCGAGGCTTCTCGAATATCTCGGTGATCAGTTTCCTGATTACCGCTTTCGCATAGAGCCTTATGGGCCGTTTGCCGACGACGAGGAATTCACGGTGCTGCCCATCATGAACCGCGCGGCCGCGCCGGGCGAAACTGCGCGCGACGACGACATCATCATGTGCAGTCTCAACCCGCAGTCAATTCCGCAGATCCAGCAGGCTTTGCGCTCATTCGATCCAGACAAGACCAGGAGCCACTGATGCAAGTCGCACGAGTAGATAACAACAGCCGGGTCACCCACTATGTGGTGCAGGCCTATCGGAAGATGGGGAAGCGGATCGTGCCGGATGAGCCAAAGGTGGCCGCCGACGAGCGCCAATGCCTGCGCATGGCAGAAGCGGCAGCTGGTCGCAGGCACTCAGTCATCGCGTTCTCGCGCACTGGCGATGCTGACACCGGAGATTTCGATGATCCGGTGATCTTGGCAACGCATGGTGAAGTGCCGGATATGGGGTAGGCGGATCCAGCAAGATCGAAGCCGTAGATTGTATGGCGCCGACGTTGATGTGATGACGCTTCTCCCAACCTGCCAGCATGAAAATGCCTCCAGATGCCGATTTACCCATCTGGAGGCGTTTTCTGTAAGGGGCAACCGAATCCCATCCGAAATGGGCTTCGCAATGAAGGCTCATTGCGCCCGACTATTTTTCATCGCACTGAAATTTTGGATCGTCACATGGGTTGTTACCGAACCCCAAGGGGATGCCGCCCGGAGGCAGCGCCTCACCTCGCCATTTGCCGTCATCACATGTTTGTCCGTTTGATGCTGTGCCGCCATGGTCTGTCGAGAGGCCCTCGAGTTCGCAATGCTTGTAATCTTCATGTGCAATGGCATGCGAACATGGGCTCATTGTCAGCGCGATAATTACCGATAGACGGAAGAATTTCATAATTCGCTCCTTTCACTCGAACAAACATTGCAGGGCGAACTGAGCTGTTAAGTTAGATGCTGACCAAGTCCGTGAGGTTCAGGATATTCAAGACGGCTTTCGTGCATCAAATTGTATCAGGCAAAGAAAAAGCCGCGGTGGTGGGCCGGGGCTTTCGCGTGAATGGATCAAAGTGCCTGGTCAGGTTGCTGGGTTGATCCTTCTGTGGCTGTCGGCTCGTCTCCCGGCCATTCACCTGGCTGGAATTTGATGTACAGGCCGCCGAGCTTGATCTCGTTGCCAGCAACGAACCCACGCACCTGGAGAAGACAGTCGTCTGTGATCTGGAATGGTGAGGCGTTCAAATGAAAGTTCGCCGCCACCAAGCGGTCTCCATCGGCAGGCGGCAAATCGACCACTTCTAAATCGCCGGCGACGCGCACCAGTTCGGACGTTGTTTCACCAACGTGCTGGAAGAGGGCAATCTCGACTGGCCCGCGCGCCATTGATGCAGGGACATGTAGGTGTGCAGCGATGCATAGTTTTGGCAGGGTCGCCGGCTTTGGCCCGAAAAGCAGCATCTCGGGGCCATAAATTCCCATGTAGCTAAGTTTGCCGCCTACTTCTTGCCGGACGTCGTCGCAAAACAGCGTTATTCCGTATGGACTAGGCATACTCGCGCGCCACTTGCACAGGAGCCACGCTTACCGGCACGGTCGACGCACGAGTAGACGTAACGTTTTGCGTCCCTCCGCCGCTGTTCACCACAAATGTGAATTTGGGCGCCGTCTTGATATGTATGCTCTCTAGGCAACCAGTTAGCCAAATGGGCTCAACCATGTTGAGCTGTCTTTCCCGCATCGGCCAGTGGCGCTCAACCTTGGGACAACTTCCATCGATGGCGAACATCACTTCGCCCAGCGTTTCAACAGTAATGTTGCTGGACGTATTGATGATACGAGACAGGCGGGACCGGTCCATTCCGAGGCGCTTGGCAAGCTGAGACTTGGTAAGGCCGCTCTCGATGAAGGCCCCAAGGATCATCTGATGGATGCGGTCGCGCGCAAGACCGGCCATGTAAGAAAGATTGAAACGATCAATCTCCTCATCGCCGTGCGGTTCAGACAGCTTCGAAGCTTCCTGAAAGGTACGCATTTATGTCCGCTCCTAACACTGGTTCGCAGCCCGGAAAAAGGCCGCCCCAAATTGAAGAATTATCTGCCACGGCCAAGGGGTAGGCGAGCCGTCCCTTTAGGTTGTCTCGTGACATAACGCTGAGCGCGACAAAAACGTCGCGTTCAGCAAAACAGCCAAAAATTCGAACTTGTGGCTTGGGATCTCGGATACGGAATTCCCAAACCCCGTCTTCTTCCGGCGAGTTCCGTGTGATTTGACAATCTGCCGGGTGATTATGAGGGTTGAGTGAAACCACCATCCTGTTCCCCGCCGTGAAGGCGTCTAGCATGCGGCGGCCTTCTGCTGCCTTGTGCGCCAACTCCTTTGGCACGCCCGCAGTAACGAAGTCCCATACTTCTCCTGTCACAAACACATGACGTAACGCCGGCACTCCGGGCAGCTTGTGAGGCAAGAGTGCAATTTCTCGCTTTTCAAGCGCCGCAGCTATGGCGTCACGAGTGGACATATATGTCAACACCTACTGCCAGGCAAGTTAACGATTGGTAAACTTCGTTGCATCCTGGCCGAACCTTTCCTCCACCCGCCCAATACCCTCAAGCACCATATAGCTTGTCGCTTGCTTCGCAGCCCCAGCCGTCGCCGTCCGCATCGAGGCGATAGGGATCGTAACTGCCGACCCAGACGCGACCGTATTGCCAGCGAGGGCCATCGCCGCTTCCCCCATAGCAGTCAACGTCATCATTTGGAGGGGTATAGCCGCCGCCGGCACATCCATTGGAGCATGCGGCGGCAACCGCAACGCCAGTAGCAACAGCAGCAATGCCGACAATCGCCGCGGTTTCTATGGCTACTTTGTTCTGGCATTCTTCTAGGGTCAGGCCGCGCTTCACCAGCTCAGCAGCAGCATCGCGCTGGAATGTTGCATCGGTGGTTTCAAGCAATGCGCGACAAAGGGCAGTGTCCTTTGGCTTGCTTGGGTCTTCGTAGAAATCTTTCGGCGGCGTAGCGCATGCGACAAGCGTCAGCGCAAGTATCGCAGACAAAGCAATCGGCTTCATTGAGAATCCCCCAACCCTCTGGAGGTCAATGAAGCCCTTATTACTTACTGAGTCTAGATTTTTTATCTGGGCGTCGAAATTGTTTGACTGCCGCTCCAGCCAGTGTCCTCACTGACCGCCCGGCCTCAGATGCTGCTCTATCAGTTCCCGCGCCATATCCATCACCTCACCATAGCCGGGCACTGTGTCGGCGGTCGCCTGCTGCATCTCCAGCAACAGCAGTGCCTGCTCGTAGACCTCCACTGTCTCTTCGCCTGATAGGATGCCCTTGTCGTGCAGCGACTGCACCAGGGCTGCGAGGATCGCAGAGCTCGATAGCGTGACTGCGGCTACCATTGGCAGGGGATCATGTTCTTCGGTCATTCTTTCCCCTGGGATCGCTTAGAACTTAATGGCTTCTTCATCGATCATCGTCGCCTCCACTTGATTCAGGAACCGCGACCACATGGGTCTGCCTTCGATCATGGCATCAGCGGGAATTTTGTATGCCTTGCATATATCGCGGCACGCTTGTTCTCGTGGGTCTTTGAGGTTGCGGGGAGCGGGGCCTTTGGTTCTGCGGATCACAGTGGAAGGTCGTTTCTAACGGATCGGACAAGCGCAATAATCTCTACGCTCACGCCGTCGTCTGCCTGCGCGTTTCTCTGCACCACGATTGGCTTGATGGACTTGTCCGAGGATCTCGGGTGAAACTCGATACGATCCTCATAAAGCTCGACCTGTTTCACCGACCATTCGCGGGTGTGGCCGCCATCTCGCGTGCGCTCGACCACAACGACTAGGCCATCTTTCACGCGCACCTGGTCGGCCACATCCTCAAAGGCCACGCAGATCAAGCGATCCCCCGGCATGATAGGTCGGGGTTTCAACTCATTCATGGAAATGCCTTCGACATCCCATGCCATGCGACGGGCGTGCGGAAAAACCTCATCTGGCGCCTCCCAAACTCGCTCGGGCGCAGATTGGTCGAAATCATCGAACTCGCGGAATACTCCTGCGGCCAGCGTACCGTTCACGATCACGGGCTGAAGCTGGCCCTGTAGAACGGGGCGGATCTCTGAGGATGGCGGGCTCTCACCGAAATACTCAGCGGCAATTGGGATTTCGTGCGTCTTCAGTCCCCGCTTGCCGTTGACCAGTTTGTTGATAGCCGAGGGGTGCACACCAAGCCGACGCGCCAGCTCACTTTGCGAGCGGCCAGGCTTCTTCAGGTTCTCAATTGCCCAATGGAGCAGGGGATCTTCGGTCATATGGATTTTTCGCACAGCCCCCAAACTTAGTCCTGTGCGATTATCGCTTAGAAATATCTTGACCAACTGTGCGAAAAGCGCATAGTTGTGCCTATGACCTGTGAACCAGCGACTTCGATCATCAAGAAATTTGGCGGGCCTGATGTGGTTGCGACAATCGTTGAAGCCACTTCGGGGCAAGTGCGCCGTTGGCGCTACGAGAAGGAGCGGGGAGGGACAGGTGGTGCTGTGCCTCATTGGCACATCCCCAAATTGATGGAGGCCGCAAAGGCCCGTCGCATCAAGCTCAAAGCCGAAGACTTTCTGCCGAAGCTAACGCCAGAAAACTTTGATGCGCTTTGCGAGGCGCAAGGCCTTCGGATCACGGATTCCCCCTCCCAGGAGAACGCATAGCCATGGCCGAACGACCTAAGGACATTCCTGAGGCTTTGTGGGAAGCGTCAAGCACACTCGACCTTGCCGCTATGCCGGTAAGCTTTCGAGAGGTGGTGTGCCGTGCGCTTATTGCGGAGCGGGAGCGCTGCAAGAAGGCCTGCGACGATGAAGTCGAGCGGGCTCGCCAGTTCGGCCCCCACCACATTCCAATCATCACCAGCATCCGCGATGCCATCACCAAAGGGGAGGCTTGAGCCATGGCCGTAGAAGATTCCGTCGCACAAGATCAGCTCCGCGCTTTCATCGAACGCATTGAGCGGATGGAAGAGGAAAAGGCGGCGATTGCTGCCGACATCAAGGAAATCTATGCCGAAGCCAAGGGTAACGGCTTCGATACCAAAATCCTGCGCAAAATCGTGACCATCCGTAAGCAGGATGCCAATGAGCGCATGGAGCAGGAAGCGCTGCTTGAGCTCTATATGGATGCTCTCGGAATGCAGCAGGCGCACGACGCCGCCGTAACCGAACGCTTTCAGCGCGGCGTTGGCGGTCGATCCGCCCCGCTTGCCGCTGATCGCATCGAGAGCATTTCCGAACCAATCACCGAACAGCAGGTTGCCCCCCATCCTGCCAGCGACCTGACCGTTTCCCCCAAGCTCCCTCAAGGTCAGGTCGCACCCCATTCCGAACCTGCCCGCGAGGGTGGTAGCCAGAGCCAGGAAGCCGCTGGCACAGGCCGGGACGCTGCTGCGCCGTCCTCTGGTGAAGCGCAGCCGAAATATGCCGCTCCCGGCGAAGTCACCTTTGAAACCCATCCCCCTGAAGGCGTAGAGCGCGGCAGCGTGTCGATGGCCTTCGGCAACATGGGGCAAGACCCCAAGGCCATTCAGCACGATCTGGAAAAGGGCACGGCCCAGCCAATCGTCAAACAGGGCAAGGTCATTCTCGATGGATGGGCCCGGTTCATGACCGCGCGCAACATGGTCGAGCTCGACGGCCAGCCCATGGCTTATCCGGTTGTCCAGTATTCCGGCAGTGATCCCCTGATCGATGCGATCCGCTGGAATGTGGAAGGGCGCACGCTCGACGATCACCAGAAGAAGCTGATCGCGGCGAACCTGACCCGGCAGAACCCAGCCCGCAAGGACGACATCTATCGGGCGTTTGAAATCTTCCTGGAGCCAGTGTGATGAAACAGCGTCGCATAGGTGCATTCGATTTCGCCCCGGCTCTTTGGTCATTGGTTGGCTCTTTGGGCTTGCTGGCGTCCTGCGCGCTCGTAATGCGCATCGTGGGGGTGTGGTGATGTCACCCTCTCCCGCAATCAATCACAGCCAGGAACGGTCGCGCGCGCAAGATGCGCAGCCTTGGCTTTCTCATCGGGCGTTCTCCCGCGCCCGAGGGCGAGTGTCGCCTATTGCGATCCTCCTCCCCGCATACGGGGGCACTCGCCAACTCATTCGAAGCGGCGGCCGCGCCAACGGCCTTCCGTTTCATGCTCTCGCGCATCAGCTGCCAGTGAAGCTCATCGCTGCTGCGCTCATCCATCTTCGTCGTGCCCTTTCAACTTCGTCTTCGTGCTCTGGTTCAAGAAATGCCAGCAAGCGAGGACAAATAATTGGGTATTTGGGACAAATCGGAGCCGCGTGAAGTGACCGCAGTTCTTGCCGATGACCTACGTGAGTTCGCGGGCCGGAAGTGGCCGACGATGAACCACAAGTGGCGCAAAGCGCGCCTGGCATCGCTGCTGGGCCTGTCCGAACGCCGGGTCAAATCCATTTACGAGGCCGAACAGACAGCCCGTCTGCGTGCCGATGAGAAAGCCAAAATCACAGCCCTGATCGGGCGAAAGGAGGAGGCCGATGCCCACGAGCAAGCAGATCGGGCCTTGGCGGAGCGCCTTGCTGAACTGGAGGCACAGGTTGCCTTCCTGGTCGAGGCGTTGGCTTGCGAAGCGTTGGCTGCGGAAGGCAGAGCGGCAGGCGGAGCAGTGCGGCCGCACTCTCGCCAAAGCTCAAGCGCTGCGCGTGGCAGCGAGGCTCATTCAGGAGGATGAGGAGTGAGCAGCACGGTTTTCAGCAAGCTCAGCCAGTGTGACGGGAAGCATCCCTATCCGAGCTTTTTGAAGGCCAAGCAGGCGAAGCCTCGATACCTCGACATTTACCACTGCCCGCACTGCGGACAATTCCACCTAGGAAACAAGCCGAAGGGGCAGGGGCGTCCTAAGCCTCCTCCGCCGGCGATCGAATTGGAGTTCTGATCGATGCTTCGTTCAATGCCCAAAACTCGGCAGCAGATCCGCAAAGAGGAAGAGGTAGCAGCATCATTGCGCGCCGGCCTCCGGGCGAAGGGTGTCACGCGGCATTCTCAGCGTGAAAAGCTCGTGCGGAAGGCTGCATCATCTCGTCCGGCAGATATAGCCGAGCGTGCCCGTCAATCACTGGAAGATCGTCGAGCCATTGCCATGGTCGAGCGGCTGGGTGGTGGGGAATGACCGCTGCTTCGGCGCGCGGCCTTTTCCGCGCCACCGGCAAGAAGTCGAAGCCCGTCCCACAGCTACTCGATGGCGAGTGGTCGAAGGTCGACGCGCTCGAGCGTGAGAAGGATGATTTCTATCCGACTCCCCCGGAGCCGACCCGCGCTTTGCTTCACGCAGAGTTGCCGCGGCTGCTCGACTTTGCAGGGGTATGGGAGCCGGCTGCCGGCGACGGCGCCATGGTCCGCGAGATGCAGGCCCTCGGCTTGGAAGTCTGGGCATCCGATCTTGTCGACCGTGGTGCTGGCGCTGACATCGCCGACTTCTATTCATTCGATATTCCGCCACGCCCGGCGATTGTCACCAACCCACCGTTCTCAGAATGTGGCTGGGGTAATGGCAAGGCACGCTGGCTGAAGCATGCCCTCGACAATCTCGATGTCGAATACATGGCGCTGCTGATGAACTGGGGATGGCCCGGTGCTGGTGGTCTTGGCCCATTCTATGCCGCCCATCCGCCAGCCCGCGTCTACCTCATGCGCTGGAAGATCGACTTCACCGGTCAAGGCTCCCCACCCATGCTCAATGCCTGGTTCGTGTGGGACAAGCTGCACAAGGGCGAAACCGTCCTGCGGATGCTTGATCGCAAAGACGCCCGGCAGAGTGAACTGTTCGAGGTCGCGCAATGACCGTCTCCTACATCAACCTCATGAAGGCCCAGCAGAAGCGTCACGACATGCCGAGCTATGTCAGTGTGCCTGTTCAGTCGCGCGATCAGATGATTGCGGCTGGCCGGGCTGCTCGGGCTCGCCTGATGGGGCGGCAGTCGCCGAAGCGGGTCATCACCCTGCCTGAGCCGGACAATGTTCCTGAAGCCATCCCTGAGGTCGAGAAGCCCGAGCAGGGTGCGTCAGAGCATTATGCCCCGCTCAACATGCTCACGATGGCCAGTTGTCGGTTTCTGACCTCTGTGGTGGCACTTCAAACTGGGGTGCCAGAGGGGGCATTACTCGGCCCTGCCAAGCTGCGCCATGTCGTCGAAGCCAGAGACAAGCTGATCAAGCTCATATTCGAGCATACCCAGCATAGTCTTCCAATGATCGGCAAGGCGGTGCATCGGGATCATACGACCGTGCTGCACTCGCTGCGCAAGTCTGGTTGCTATTACCGGTTGGCTGACATTGCCCCCACGACCGATCCGCGCAGCCGTGGTTCTATCACCAACACCAGCAAGCGCGATGTCATGTCGATTGAGCCTTCCCCGGCGTTCCGATCCACTTCGTTGCCCATGGCCGAAGAGATCATCGATCAGGTCTGCGAAAAGCACGGTTTTACGCCAGAGGACCTCAAGAGCAGCAGGCGTGGCCGAACGCTGGGGCATGCCCGGCAGGAGGCCATCTATCGCATCTTCAAGGAAACCAAGCTGTCTCACCCAGAGATAGGTCGGATCATGGGCCACCGTGAGCATTCTGTGGTCCCGTATTCGGTTAAGGCGCATGAGGCGCGGATGGCAGGCAATAAGTATCTGCGGAGGCGCACGGCATGAGCGGGCCTCGCTACAGCATTGTTCCGGCCGACTGCCTAGATGATCCGCGCTTCAAGGATGTGCACATGCGCGTCCTGTTGAAGCTGGGCAGCCACACTAACAATCGCGGCTGGTGCGAGGTCAACCAGAAGAAGCTTGGCGAGGCTATTGGCAAGACGCGCGAGACGGTCAATCGCGCCATCCGTGACCTCTGCGAAATGGGCTACGTCAGCAAGCGCGAGCAGCGCACGAAGGCCAACGGACGCACCATCAGCCAGTACCGCGTGTTGATGGATCGTCCTGACCCGACACCAGATATAGCCCCCCCTGTGACGCAAATCTCACAAGGGGCTGTGACACCTGAAGATCACAACCCCTGTGACGAAGCTACGTCACAACATAACGACCTTTCTTCCAACGACCATCCTTCGCTTCGCTCGGATGCCGAGCGCGTGTCGTTTGATGAAGTTTGGGATGAATTCCCACAGCGCCCGGGTGCGAACCGGACCGAGGCGAGGCGTGAATTCGCCCGTCTGAGCGACGATGAGGCGCGCCGGTGCCTGATCGCCGCCAAGCGGTTTGCCCAGTGGCACATCGAGGATGCCGAGGCCCGCAAGATCGATCCCGATGCCCAACTCCAGTTTCGTCCCGGCATGGGCAAGTGGATCCGCACCGGCGCTTGGGTCGACGCTCTTCACATCAGCCTGAAATCAGACCCGGTGCCGCCGGCAGCCAATGGCCTGATCGTTCTCAAGCCTGACCATCCGGACTTCGTTGCGGTCGAGAAGATGCGCGGGCGCCCGGTCATCGTCGGCAAGTCCGGCACATCAACATTCCGCATCGAAGAAATCGAACAAGCGAGGGCAGCATCGTGAGCCGCAAGCTCTTCACCACAGATGAAATCAACCTGATCCGTGAATGCTGCGACAAGGGCATGACCTGCAAGGAAAGCAGCGAATTGCTCGGCAGGCCAGTAGAGTCGCTGCGCTCGCTGATGCCCAGGCTGGGGCTGAAATTCAAAACCGCAACCAACGCTGGGCGCAAGGCAGTCGAGGTCATTGCTCAGGATGCAAACGCATTTCGCCTGCCGCCAGCGAAGTATGCCAGCCGAACAGCGATGTTCTTTGGCGATCCACCTATTGGCCGCAGTGCACTCGATCAGAAGCAGGCTCGGCAGTGAAACCAACAATCCAACAGACAAGGGCAGGGCGAATGACAGGCTTCATGAAAAAAGCAGGCGCATGGCTGATCGACGGCTTGCGCGGGTTCTATCCGGTGGCCGTGTGTCTATTCGGTGGCTTGATGATGATGGCGGCAGGCGCAGGCTTCGGACTGGCGGGCGTGGTCATTGCCATTGTTGCGTTTGCGTGGGCCACAGACCTCGCCGCCAGCAAAGCAGCCGCTAAGGCGAAGGAAGAAACTGCAGCCCTGTTCATAGCCAACTTGATGAGCGGCACGGACACCGAGTTGATCGTGACCTTCAGGGATTATTCCACCACAGCCCAGCCAGAGGAGAGGGAAGCGTGAGCAAGTTTCTGCCCTTTATCGCATTGTGCGCATCACTGGTCTTCTGCGCCTACTCGGTCGGTCACCATCACGGACGCGAACAGAGCGATGGCCTCGGCGAATTGGCCGCTGCCAACGATCGCCTTGCTGGCAGCTACGAGAAGCTCGCCGCGCAGCTATCCCGCATCAACCACTAACCCTCCATCCCAGACAAAGAGACACCACCCATGGCAAAAGGCCGTCCACGCAAGACCAATGTTCAGCGCACCAAGTCCGGCGCTATCAGCCGCGCCAAAGGCTCCTATCATGACAACGAAGATGGGATTGCGCTGCGCATGCGCGTCTTCGGGCTGACCGAGAAGGAAGCCCGCGATCAGAAGGCGGCGACCTATGTTGGTCGGCTCTGTCTCGCCGGGCATCGCAACAGCACCGATGGCATCAGCCGCGACCAGTACGACGCTGCGCAGGCCTATCTTGAGGCGCACCAGAACTTCAAACGTGCCGTGAAGTCACCCGATGCTCTGGCTACCGGCAACGGTGGCGCCAGCGGTATGGAGGGTGCCGACTATGAGAATTGGTGCCAGCGGGCCGTAGCTAAATGGGAAGGTATCGAGGCTGCCATACGGACAGAGCAGGGTTTCCACGAGAACCGCGGCGCCAACATGTTCGCCGCAGTCTACCATCTGCTCGACCGCGATGAGCAACTTCCACACATGGTCGGCGATCTGCGGCTTGCGCTAAATGCAGTCGGGCATCATTTGGGGATTATAGCGCGCCCGACCAAAGCGAAGCAGGCATTGGGTGAGGCTGCGTAATTGCGAGGAAGCGCCCCGCTAAGCGCGCTTCCTCGGACTTTCGGCACTAAATGGATCGATGCCGATATGCACTTCTTTGCCCTGAGCTGTTCGAAGCACCAGCTCAGCGCTCCCACCGATTGCTCGCATATAGCGAGCGATGGTAGAAAGCAGCATGTCGTCGCCCTTCTCGGTGCGGGACACATTGCTTTGTGGGATCTCGGCACCAGCAGCAACTTCGGACTGGGTGACCCCAGCTTCCTTCCGAAGTTCCGCCATGGCCTCGCCTGCCAGGCGCCGAGTTCTCTTGTCATCGAGGCGGTCCTGCATATCCTGCGGAAGATCCGCTCGGATATCACTCCAGGACGCCGCTCCTTTTTTCATCCTCATTTCTCTCCTTTTCGTAAGTGAGGCTATGCGGAAAGCCACCACTCATATCGAGCGTCTGCCTTAGCGATGAGCTTTTTATAAAACCGCTCGCTAGAAACGCCGCTCTTGTCGCCACCACAAATAATGACGGCATTCTGTTCGGGATCAAAAGCGAAGGCGACACGCCAACAGCCATCGGCTGCATCAACACGGATCTCTTTCATGTTGTGATATTTGGATCCGTTCAGCGTATCGACATTAGGTCGCCCCAATGTCGGGCCTTCATCCCTGAGCAAGTCGAACACCTCGCCCAGACCTTCCTTGACCGCATCATTCAACGCCCTAAACTCGGCGATAAATTCTGGGTGGAAGACTACTTCATATACATCCATGACACCTCCTGTTAGTGGAACATGCAGGGTTTATATCATTCAGTGCATATATCGTCAAGTGCATAAAAACTTAGTGGCTTGACGCCTCGTGCCAAATCACCCTAAATGCACGTAATGCGATTTTCAGACTATCGTCTGAACCGACCCGCCAAGCGAAAGCCCGGCGGGTTTTGTCTTTCAGGCCATGGGCATTCTAACGATGGCCCATAGGCGGGCATACTCTTCTTCGAGCGCCTGTCTGCGGTAATCATCGGCAGGCCACATTGCGCGAGCGCGTTCCAAACTTGGAATGAGCTCGACCGCTTCATGGGCAGCGCGCTCTTCGGTGTAGTCAAGAATTCTAGGCATCGGTGGTTCCGGTCTTATTGACAATGCCACGGATATGGGTGCTCGTCTCCGGGATTTCAAGTCTAACCCATTGATCCTGTTGACCAATCGGTCAGAATGTCTTTGCTCCATGCCCAAGCTTACCACCCTCAAGCCCGGGCTGAGCAACAGGTAAATCACTGATGGCACTGAAGACCCTCAAGCCTCGCCTGTCCAAGATGCCCCCAAGGCTCCAGACAATGCGAGAGGTCAGGGACACACGCTACAGCCCAGACGCAACCGTGCGCGGCTGGTATCATTCGACCCGATGGCAGAGGCTCAGGCAGGCAGTGCTAGAGCGCGATCTATACACCTGCCAGCACACTGGCATCATCCTCACCGGCAAGGCGCCAGCGCCGACTAGCCCTGTCGTTCACCACAAGGTGGCGCACAAAGGCGACGAGCAACTGTTCTGGGACATCAACAACCTCGAAGCTGTGTCGAAGGAATGGCACGACAGCGAGGCGCAATCACAAGAGCGGAGAAGCCAATGACCTGCATCGTCGGTGTGGTGGAGAACGGCAAGGTATGGATCGGCGGAGACAGCGCTGGCGTATCTGGCTATCACCTAGTGGTGCGAGCTGATCCGAAGGTATTCACCAACGGCGACTTTGTGATGGGCTACACATCCTCGTTCCGCATGGGTCAACTCCTGGCACATCGCTTCCAGCCGCCCAAGCGGCACGCCGATCAGGATGTCTACGCCTATATGGTGACCAGCTTCGTGGACGCCTTGCGCCAGTGCTTCAAGGATGGTGGTTACGCGGGCAAGGACGGCGAGCGCGAGCAGGGCGGCACGTTTCTCATTGGATATGAAGGTCGGCTCTTCCAGATCGAAGATGACTATCAGGTCGGTGAGAGTATCGATGGCTATGCAGCCTGCGGTTGCGGCTCTCAGGTCGCACTCGGTGCTTTATATCTGACGAGCCCAGGTAATCCGAAGGACCGCCTCTATGCCGCGCTCAAGGCTGCCGAGCACTTCAATGCAGGTGTCCGTGCGCCCTTCAAGATTGTCGAGCCAGCCTGACCCGGCCGGGGGGGTGTCCAAAAGTCTGGAAGGCCTCGCTTTCCTGCACCCGCGTCCCCCTCACGCAGAGATTTTTTTGCTGGCTGAAAAACGAAGGTGCGAACCAAGGCGCGTACTGACCCATGAGTGATCCAAAAAGCGCCATTGATTGGGCCTCTATCCGAAAGGAATTTGAGGCGGGAAAGCAGAGTATCCGGGCGATTGCCAAGTGGTACAAGATTTCCGACGCGGCCATTCGGAAGCAGGCCAAAAAGCATGGCTGGAAGGTTGCGAACCAGAAGGAAAGTTCGCAGTCAAAGCCAAGTGCGAACCGGCCAGCGGAAAGCGCAGCGCCGACAGAGGTGACGAAGGTCGAAGAGGTCATCAGCCGCGGGCGCAATATTGCCGACCGGCTGCTCGATGAACTCGGCGCCGAAACGCTCCACATGGGCGAGATGGAGGTGATCATTCAGATGAATGAAACCGACCCAGATCGTATCAATGCGCTGAAGCAGGCAGTGAGCCTGCCGACTAGGGCGAAGACATTGCAGACGATAGCTCTCGCTCTAAAGACGATGGGTGAGACGGCGACGGATGCAGCGAAGGGCAAAAAGGCTGCGAGACAGGCTCGGGCAGAAGAGGTGACGGCGGGAGGCAACAAGTTTGCCGCGCCGAGCGCGCCCAAGCTGGTGGTGGACAATAAGCGGTGAACTGGACAACGAGCTGCAAGGATTGGGAACAGCGCATTGTAGCTGGACAATCCCTCGTGCCGGTCGTGCCGCTGTTTCGGTCAGAGGCCGATGAGGCTCTTGAGGTCTTTAAGGCGCTTCGGATTATTGAGGCCGCTGGTCAACCAACGTTCGGTGACACTGCCGGTCAATGGGTGCTCGATCTCGTTGGCGCGATCTTCGGCAGCTACAACAGCGAGACCGGCGAGCGCCTGATCAACGAATACTTTTTGCTGGTCAGCAAGAAGAACGGAAAGAGCCTGCTTTCGGCTGGCATTATGCTCACCGCGCTGATCCGCAATTGGCGCAATGCGAACGAACTTCTGATCCTGGCGCCGACGATTGAGGCTGCGCAGAACGCATTTAAGCCTGCGGCTGACATGGTGCGGGCAGATCCTGATCTGAATGCTGCCGATGATGGGTTCCTGCACATTCAGGACCATCTTCGCACGATCACGCATCTGGGCACGAAGGCCACTTTGAAGGTGGTCGCGGCAGACAGTTCGACGGTGGTGGGCAAGAAGGCCGGGTTTATCCTCGTGGATGAGCTTTGGGATTTTGGAACGAAGAAGAACGCTGACGCCATGCTGCGCGAGGCGATTGGCGGTCTGGTGGCGAGGCCGGAAGGCTTCTTCATGTCGATCACCACGCAGTCGGATAAGCCGCCCGAAGGCGTGTTCAAAGACAAACTGGACTATGCGCGAGGCGTTCGTGACGGGGAGATTGAGGACCGGAAGTTCATGCCGGTCCTGTATGAGTTTCCGCAATCCGTAATGAAATCAGGCGGGCACCTCGACCCTGCCAACTTTTACATGGTCAATCCCTACCTGTCCGCGACCTCTTGGGGGCAGGAATGGCTAGCTAATGAGTTGCGCAAGGAAACGGCAAAGGGGCCGGAAACGCGTAACGTCTTCTTGGCGAAGCACCTCAATGTGCAGATCGGCCTTGATACCCGGCTTAATCGCTGGCCTGGGGCGGACCATTGGACCGCCGCAGAGGATGAAGAACTGGCATCGCTCGATCATTTCGAGGCGCTGGCGCGTTTGCTGGAACGTAGCGAGGTCGTAGTTGTCGGTATCGACGGCGGCGGGCTTGATGACCTTTTCGGGTTTAACGTCTTGGGCCGCGAACCGAAGGAAACCGAGGTCAAGGTCGAGATCAATGGGGTCGTGACGACGCAGCGTATGAAGCGCTGGCTGTCATGGTCACATGCGTGGTGCCACGATGGTGTTCTGGAGCGCCGGAAGTCAATTGCCACAAAACTGCGCGACATCGAGCGGGCGCGTGAGTTGACCATCCTGTCCGAGCCACTTGGCGATGTCGCTTCGATCATCGAGCACATCACCCGCATCAAGGACATGGGCTTGCTTGGCGGGGTGGCAGTCGACGCCTCCGGCCTGGGCGAAATGGAAGATGCCCTCGATGAAATCGGAGTGACGCAGGAAGCCGGCATTCTCGTTGCGGCGCCGCAGGGTGGCTGGATGATGTCGAGCATCAAGGGTGCTGAGCGTCGGCTAGCTTCAGGGCTGCTCAAGCACTGCGGCGGCCCGCTGATGCAGTGGTGTGTTCCGAACCTGAAAATCGAGCCTACTGCAACCGGCGTCCGCGCCACAAAGCAAACTGCCGGTGACGCCAAGATCGATCCTGCCATGGCGATGTTTAACGCCGTAACCCTGATGAGCCGTAACCCGGTGGCCAAGAGAGCCGCCGAATACCAGCTGATCATAGTCTGACCCGGAAGGGACACCCCCATGACCATGAACCGAGCGTACAGCCTCCTTGAGATCAAGGAGCTGGACGATGAAAAACGCCGTATCACCGGTATCGCCACCACGCCAAAGACTGATCGGGCAGGGGATATCGTGATGCCTGAGGGCGCGGTCTACACCCTCCCCATTCCGCTGCTCTATCAGCACGACAGCCGCCAGCCGATTGGCCATGTCATCGAAGCCAAGGTGACCAAGAAGGGCATCGAGATTGTCGCCGAGATCGCCCAAGGCGTTCACGACGATATCGACAAGGCCTGGAAGTACATCAAGGCCGGTCTGGTGCGTGGCCTGTCGATTGGCTTCAAGGGCCTCGACATGGAGCCCATTCCAAATTCGTGGGGCGTGATCTTCGAACGTTGGGAATGGCTCGAATTGTCATGTGTGACGATTCCGGCGAACGCTGATGCATCCATTCAGACCGTCAAACAATACGACGCCGAGGCGCTGAAAGCAGCGACCGGTGCCGAACCTAATCCTGCCGATGACACACCCGCCGCGCCTGGCAACAAGGGCCGTGTCGTGAAGCTCGATGCTCCTGCCCGCGACCGGGCGAAACCCTTTGTAATTCGCTCAATCCGGAGGACTTCCAAATGAGCAAGATCGCAGAACAGATCACTGCCTTTGAGCAGAAGCGCGCCGCACTGATCGCCGCAAACGACGCCATCATGACCAAGGCTGCCGAAGACGGCACCACGCTCGATGCCGAACAGAAGGAATCCTTCGATGGCAACGAAGCCGACATCGTGGAAATCGACGATCACCTGAAGCGCCTTCGCGCCATGGAAAAGGCCAATGCGGCGACCGCTCGCCCGGTCAATGGCCTGTCCATGAAGGAAGGCACTGAAAGCCGTGGCCTTGCTGCTCCTATCGTTCTCAAGAAGGGCGACAAGGACGAGGCATTTGAAGGCCAGAGTTTCACCCGCATGGTCATTGCCAAAACCCTTGCGCGTATCGACGATATTTCAGCGGTGGGCATTGCCATGAAGCGCTGGGGGCAGAACAGTCCGCAGCTCGTGGAATCCATTAAGGCCGCTGTCGCCGGTGGTGGCACCGAAACTGGCGAATGGGGCGCCGAGCTGGTCCATATCGATCGCTATACCGGCGACTTTATCGACTACCTCTACAGCCGCACCGTGTTCGATAAGTTGCCGCTGCGCGAAGTGCCAGCCAATGTGAATATTGCAGGGCAGGACGGCGCTGCGACCGGCTACTGGGTCGGTCAGTCCAAGTCCATTCCGGTCAGCAAGGCTGACTTCTTCGACGTCAACCTGACGCCGCTGAAGGTTGCCGCCTTGGCCGTGGTGTCTAAGGAGCTGCTGCGCGATTCCTCGCCGTCTGCTGAGCGCCTGGTGCGTGACGCCCTTGTCGAGGCCTCCGCTCAGCGTGTCGACCAGACGTTCCTCGGTACCGGTGCTGCTGTTGCCAATGTGTCCCCGGCCGGCATTCTAAACGGCGTTGCCGCCGGGAACAGCGCTGGTAGCGATATCGACGGTGTGATTGCTGACGTGAAGGCCCTTTATGCGCCGTTCATCGCTGCAAACAATGCCGATGGTCTCCAGTTTGTCACCACGCAGTCGCTGGCAAAGTCGCTGGGCCTGATGCAGAACGCTCTCGGCAATTGGGCCTTCCCTGGCCTGTCGGCCAATGGCGGTTCGCTTCTGGGCGATACGCTGGTCGCTGGTGGCAACGTCGGCGCTGGTGATCTGATCCTGCTCAAGCCGTCCGATATCTACAAGATCGGCGACCGTGGGGTGGAAGTGTCGCTTTCGACCGAAGCAGCAATCCAGATGGACAATGCGCCCGACGGCGCTTCGGACACGCCGACGGCGAATGCCAGTGTGGTCTCGATGTTCCAAACGGATTCGGTGGCCATCAAGGTTGTGCGCCCGCTGAACTTCGCTAAGCGTCGTGCATCGGCTGTGACCTATATCGGCGACGCCGACTATGGCGCTATCGCCGGGTCGTAAGAATATCTGACCGAATCGAGGTGGGCGGCCCTGTGCTGCCCGCTTTTTTTTGATGGAGAGCCCGATGCGCGACATGATTGCCACGAAACCTCTGGTCTACAATTCCCGTCGGTTGCTGCCGGGTCAGCACTTCACGGTCAAGACCGATCGGCATGCACGGCTATACGCTGCGCTGGGAAAAGCTCGATCTGCTGGCGATGTCGACGCTCCGCCTGTCGCCGTTGCCAAGAAGATCGCATCTCCCGCTCAGAAATCGACACCGGTGGACGGCAAGGCTGCGCTCGACAAACTGCGCGCCGACTATTTCGAGGTCGTGAAGAAAAAGCCGTACCACGGCTGGGATGCTGCTGAATTGCAGCGCCGGATTGACGAGGCCTTGGCCTCCTGACGATGGATATCGTCTATCCCTACAAGAGCGCGCCGGACGATTTCGAGCTGCGCTATTCCCTCCGATCTTTGGTCAATGTTCCGCATGATCGGGTGATTATCGCAGGTGACAGGCCGATGGTGATCGGCAGGTCAGTGGCTCATGTGCTAGTTGAGCGGATTGAGGATCGGTATCAGTCGTCAACTGCGAACATCGTCGGCGCGGTGCGCGGGGCAGGGATCAACGGCGACTTCATCGTCATGCACGATGATATCTTCGCTCTAGAGCCGTGGCAGTTCCGCCATGAGCATCGGGGCACGATCGCGGAATATCTGAAATCCGGGCAGGCCCAAGGCCGGTACCGGTCCTATATCGAAGCAACGCGGGATTTGCTGGTCGCCAAGGGCATTCCAGACCCGCTCTGGTTCGGCCTGCATACGCCGACCGTCTACAATGCCAAGGCGTTGCTCGATATGGTCGAGGGATTTGCTGGGCACAAGTATTTGCTGCGGACGCTCTATCACAACCTGCTGCCGAAACCGAGCGTGCGGCGCGATGATGTGAAGGTCCGTTTGTGGGGTGGTGATGCTCCGGCGGCTGACATTCTGTCTATTTCGGATGAATGCGCCCGCTCTGAGAGTTTCCGCCAATGGATCGCGGCGCGTTTCCCTGAGAAGTCCCAATACGAGATTGGGGCGGAGGGGCGCTGCCTGATCCTTGGTTATGGTCCGTCGCTTTGGGCCGATGTCGGGCAGGCGCTCGATGCTGGTCCTTATGCAGCGGTTATTGCCTCACCGGAAGCCGCCGAGCACTGGCCGGGCGATGTTCTCGCCATTGCCCATGATGATGACCACGCTGACCGGATCGCTCGATCCTGCGGCTTTGATGATGTGACCTGGTGCGGACGCACAAAGGAGGCAGCGTGAAGATTTTCGGCCTGCCCATTCCGTTCACCAGCCAAAAGGCAATGTCACCGGCAGATGGCAATCGCGGCTGGTGGCCGCTGATCAAGGAATCTTTCCCCGGAGCGTGGCAGCGGAATATCGAGATCAAGATGGACAGCGTTCTGTCCTTCCATGCTGTCTTCGCCTGCCAGACGCTGATTGCTTCCGACATTGCCAAGCTGCGCGTGAAACTGGTTCAGGAAGACAGCGACGGCATCTGGAAAGAGGTCAAGCGCCCTGCCTATTCTCCGGTGCTGCGGAAGCCGAACGGCTACCAGAACCGCATCCAGTTTTTCGAAAGCTGGGTGCTGTCCAAGCTTCAGTTCGGCAATACCTATGCTCTGAAAGCGCGTGACGGGCGCGGCGTCGTCGTCGCCTTGCATATTCTCGACCCAAAACGGACCAAGCCGCTGATCGCCGACAATGGCGATGTGTTCTATGAGCTCAGCACCGATACTCTCATGGGCGTGCAGGAACAGGTGATCGTCCCGGCGCGTGAGATCATCCATGACCGCTTCAACTGCCTGTTTCACCCGCTGGTTGGGCTATCTCCGATTTTTGCCAATGGGCTTGCTGCCACTCAGGGCCTGAACATTCAGACCAATGCAGCGCTGTTCTTCAAGAACGGCTCTATGCCCGGTGGCGTTTTGCTGGCGCCGGGGCATATCAGCGACGAGACCGCATCCCGGCTCAAAGAAAGCTGGGAGACGAAATTCAGCGGTGACAATCGCGGCAAGATCGCGGTGCTTGGCGATGGCCTGAAATACGAGGTCATGACTTCCAAGGCCACGGACAGCCAGATGGTCGAGCACCTGAAATGGTCCGCCGAAGTGGTCTGCTCGACCTATCATGTGCCGCCCTACAAGATCGGCCTTGGCCAGCAGCCGACCCACAACAACATTCAGGCCCTCAACGTCGAGTATTATAGCCAGTGCCTCCAAGTGCATCTCGAAAGCATCGAGCTTTGCCTAGACGAGGGATTGAGTACTGGCGAGGGGCTGGGCACTGAGTTCGATCTTGACGGCCTCCTGCGCATGGACAGCGGCACGCAAATGGACGTTCTCGAAAAGTCCAAGGGCAAGCTGACACCGAACGAGCAGCGCAAGGCCCTCAATCGTCCGCCGGTAGAGGGTGGCGATACGGTCTATATGCAGGAACAGGATCACAGCCTGGCATGGCTGGCGCGCCGCGATGCGCAGCCGATTGAAGCTCCTGTGCCGCCGACACCTGATCCTGAGCCAGAACCCGATATGTCAGGCGACGAATTGGCCGATGCCGCCAAGTCCATCCTTGAAGCTGAGTTCAAGGAAATCTCGCCCCTCCTGGCATTGCCGAAGCCGAAAAGGGCAGCCTGATGAAGCAGTCGGATATAGCCCTTTTGATGAAGGGCATGGCGCCGGTCATCGGTAAGCTGATCGGCGATGCTGTTCAGCCTTTTGTCGAGCGCATTGCGGAACTTGAGCAGACGATTGCCGCGCTGCCGGTGCCGAAAGAAGTTGACGAAGCAGGTATTGCTAAGCGCGCAGCTGATGCCGCGTCAGAAGCGGTTCGGCCAATGCTCGATGACCTGCAGAAGTCGCTTGCTGCTCTGCCGGAGGCTCCCGAGCTTCCTGATGTTGCCGGAATGATCAAAGAGGCTTTGGAAGCCGTCGAAGATCAGCGTGCGCAGGATGCCGCGCAGATCCAGGCATGGATGGATGGCGTCGGAGAGAAATTCGCGGCTCTGCCAGAGCCTGTCGAGCCGAAGCCATTCGATCCTGAGGAAGTGCGCGGTTTACTGGCCGAAGAGGTAGAACGTGCCGTGGGCGAGCTGCCGAAGCCGCAGGACGGCAAGAGCGTAACGATCGAGGATATTGCACCTCTGATCGATCAAGCCGTCTCCAAGGCCGTAGCTGGTATCCCGGTTCCGTCCGATGGCGTCGGGCTGGCTGGGGCTATTCAAGATCACAAGGGGCATCTCGTCGTCACTCTGACCAACGGTGCCACAGTCGATGTCGGTCAGGTGGCTGGCAAAGACGCTGACATGGACGCGCTGCGGGCCGAAATCAAAGCGATGGTCGATGCGCTGCCAAAGCCACGCGATGGTGTGGATGGTTTCGGCTTCGACGAGATCGACATTGTGGTCGCCGACGATGGCGTGGCGCTGAAGTTCACGCGCGGCGATGAGGTCAAGGCTTTTGCTCTGCCGGTGCCCTTTTATCGCGGTGTGTTCAGCACCGAGAAAGCCTATCGCAAGGCCAACACGGTCACTTGGGGCGGCTCTCTCTGGTTTGCGCTGAAGGACAACCCTGCGGGCAAGCCCGATGCTCCTGATAGCGATTGGGTGCTGTCGGTGAAGAAAGGCCAGAACGCAAAATGAGCCCTCTGACGCCACGCCAACGGATACTTTTGGCTATCGCCAGTTTTGTGATGATCGCCGCCTTTGCTTCTGTGCCATTTTTTATCTCTACCATGTTGCCGGTGACGCTATGAGCCTCGTCACCGTTGAAGAAATCAACAACGCGCTTCGGCTCGATCTGGAAGCCGATATCGGCGACGGGTCGGGCGGTGACGGTGGCGACACTTCGCGGCTCGCCGATATCGAGCTCAAGCTGAAGCAGGCCGAAGCCATTGTGCTGGGCTTTATTCAGCCGCTGCCGGAAGTGCCTTGGACGCATGATACTGTGCCTGGCGAAGTGTCGGCGGCAATCGTCATCGCGGTGCGCTGCCTGCTCGACGACACCGAAGAAAGCATGGCCATGTTGTCGGGGCTGTCCGGCATTACTGGCTTTGATGCGCGAAATCCTATTGCGGCGCTGCTCTGGCGCCGCCGGCAACCTTCATTGGCATAGGTGAAACAATGACCCTGAGCGGACGCCGTATCCGGTTTCTGGAAAACTGGGACTGGAAGCCAACACCTATGTCCACGATCGCTTATCGTGCTGGCCAGACCTATTTCGTTCGTCTGGAATGCGCAGAGAAAGCGCTGCGGCTGGGCAAGGCAGAAGCCGTTGAGACTGGCGCACCACCGGCTGGCATAGCGGCAACCATTGCCAAGAAGGCGGGCCCGAAGCGAGTCTACAAGCGCAAGGCTAAGGCTGATGTCGAATAGACGGGCTGGCGCGCTGCGCGAGCGACTAAGCTTTCAAATGCGACCCCCGGGTGATGATGGCTGGGGCAATGAAATTCCCGGCACCGGTGATTTCGAAACGCAGTTCACTATCTCTGCGGCGCTCAAGCCGCGTGTAGGCTCCGAAAGCGTCGACGCCGCACGGCTTCAGGGTCGTCAGCCCTATGTCTGCACAGTCCGATATTCCAAGGCCATGTCAAAGGTAACGACGGCATGGCAGATCGTTGATGCAAGGGATGCCAGCAGAGTTTTGGCTGTTGTCTCTCCCTTTGCTGATCCTGATGGACGCAATCAATGGCTTGAGGCACTGGTGATGGATGGGGCGCCGAGCTGATGGCGATGCGTTCCAAGGTCATCGCTACGGCTACCTTGAGGCATCGGCTTCGCACTTTTGTCCCTGATGCTGAAAAGGAAATGGCAAAGGCGAAGGAAGTCAGCATGGCTGACGTAGCGCGCAAGATCGCCGCGCGGGCGCCTTATAGAACAGGCGAATACTACGAGAGCCTTGAGGCTGGGCTGGTCTCCGATAATCCTGCTGCAAAAAAGCGGCCGGGGTACCGCCCCGTAAAAGATCCATATGCCGTGGGGATATTTGGTCGATACGTCTGGCGGTTTATTGAATTTGGAACCCCAGAGCATGTCAACGCGGGGATATTCGACGGCACGACGCACCCAGGAACTACCGCTTACCCCCATGTCTACCCTACCTGGCGCGCAAACCGCGGTTCAGTCAAAAAAGCCGTGCGGGGTGGTCTGAATAAGGCGGTCAAGAAGTCGAACGCCGGGAGAAAAATTCGTGGCTGATCCAAGTTTTGAAGTCATTCGAGCAATGATTGCCCGGCTTCGATCGGCGGCCACGCTGACCTCGCTTGGTGTCACGGGTGTCTATGACCCGCCGCCCCAACCTGATGCCCCTGTTGTACCGCCTTACATATCTCTTGGCCCGAGCGATGTTTACCGAGAGGACGCCAGCTGCGTTTCAGGCCAGGGGATTTTCATCCAACTCGACGTTTGGAGTTGGGGAGCGGGCAAAGCGGGGTCAAGTGTTCTTACGCGCGAAATCTGTGATGCTGTGGAGCAATTGCTCCACGATCAGGAGATGGCGTTACCAACTAATCTGCTATCCACATTGGAACACCGATCCACGGAAATAATGCGCGACCGTGGTGGGATAGTGAATCATGGAATTGTCCGCTTCTGGGCATCCGTGCAGCGCGCGTAATCCGATCTTGGTTTAGACCCAACGGCCCGCTTGTGCGGGCCTTTTTTATGGAGAGTCCCCATGGCCCAGCAGAAAGGCCGCACCCTGCTTATTCAGATTGGCGATGGTGCTGATCCTGAGGTTTTCACGAACCTATGCGGCATCACGACCCGCAGCTTCAACATGTCGGCAAACTCTGTCGATACCACCATTCCTAGTTGCACGGATCCGGGCGGGCCTGTTGTGAAAACAGGTGAGCCTGGCATTCAAAACCGAACGTTCTCAGGATCGGGCAAGTTCGTATCGGGATCCAGTTCCCAGCTTCTGCTTGACCATGTGCGCGGCGGAACGACCTTCAATGCAAAGGTGATTGTGCCCGGTGACGGCACATACACCGGTGCGTGGTTCGTGACTGAGTTCGAGTTCTCTGGCGAGATGGAGGGCAACATGGACTTCAGCGCGACGTTTGAGGCTGCCAGCCCTCCCACTTTCGTTGCTGAGGCTGCCAGCTGATGGCGCTGCCTGTGAACGGTGCGAGGGGGGAGGTGCCCCTTCGCATCGATGATGTCGACTTAGTCATTGCAGCGGAGATGGAAGGGCTGTCTGCCATCTCTACCCGCCTCGAATGCAAATCGATGGCAGATTTGTTTTCGCGCCTCTCTCAAGTCGAGGTCGCCGCCGCTGTTGCCGCTATCGACCTGCTCACGGTTCGCGGAGACAAAAAGGCGGCTTTGGCAAAGCTAAAGCTTGGTCACTTCAGCGCGGTTGCAGGCGCCTTGGCCCAAGCATTGTCCCACCATTTCGACGGTGACGCGGGAAACGTCGAGGCCGCCAAGGAAACGCTATAGACGACCCGTTTCCTTGGCGGCATTGGATGAGAGCCGCCTTTGGGGCTCTGCGCTGGCCCCCCGAGGTATTCTGGAAGTCAACTCTGACCGAGTTTCTAGATGCCATCGAAGGTTTTAGTGAGGCTAATGGCAGCGAAAAATCGGAAGCCCCGCCTAGCGATCAAGAGCTCGATGCGCTCGTGGCCCGATATGGGGCCTGATCAGTAGGTTACCCCTTCAAAGCGAATGCCGCAGTTTTTGATGCGGTTTACGTTCTCGATGGCAAGCATTTCGCCTTTTAGCCTTGAGACGTTTGCTGCGTCTGCGCCATCCCCTTTCATGAAGAAGGCGGCTGGCCAGAAGAGTACGAGTGCTACCGTAGTCATGGCGGCATCTTGGCCTCGGTTTTTGTCTTGCTGGCCAAAGGCTGCGGCGGCCCTATTAGAAACGCTTTCTGCCTCAGATCGAAGCTGGCTGCAGCTCAAATTCTCGTAAAGACCGGTGGAGACATAGGCTGGTGCGATGTCTTTGGGCGGCGTTGCGCACCCAGCAAGAACAACTGCTGCCACAGCGGCAGCAGGAATAAATTTCGTAATCATTGAATTCCCCCAAACAAGCGGCGGTTAATCAAGCGTTACTTCGGGCATTAGTCAATAGAACGAGTCCTGTTTTGGTAAACCGGCTGGCTTCTCTGGTGTAGTATGGCCCGTCGAATAGCTTATGCGCCTTTCTCAGGGCGTCCGTCGGCGGCTGCTAGGATATTGTTCGCATGGCTGACAAAGATGACGATCTCATTCTACAGGTCGCAGCCGATACGGCGGCAATGCGCAAGGCGTGGACAAAGGTAGAAACCGAAGTTACGGGCCTTACCGCCTCGGTAAACCGCAAGTTTCGAGGTTTGGGTCAGCAGATCGACCGGACATTCGCCGGTATCGGCCAGAACATGATGCGCAACCTAACGGGGCCACTTGCGGGCATTGCCGGCGTAATGGCCACTCGTGAAGTGATGCAATATGCGGATGCTTGGACGGTTGCTGGCAATAAGCTGGCTGCGGCATCCGAAGTAGCCGGAATGCAGGCTCGTGGCTTGAAAGAGCTCAACGAGATTGCAAATGAAACTCGATCCGGCATCAGCGAAACCGCCGACCTCTACGCAAAGCTGCTTCGATCGACAAAGGGAGTGGCGGAATCTGAGCTTCAGGTCGCAAAGGCTACCGAGATCGTCAATAAGGCCTTCAAGGCCGGTGGTGCTGCTGCATCCGAACAAGCGGCTGGCATTATGCAGCTCGCTCAGGGCCTTGGTTCTGGCACCCTTATGGGGGACGAGCTGCGGTCTGTACGCGAAAATGCGCCGCTGCTGGCTCAGGCGATTGCTGATTATTTCAAGGTCAGTATTGCCGGCTTAAAAGACTTGGGCGCCGAAGGCAAACTGACCAGTGAGAAGATATTTAAGGCAATTCTCGCTGCTCAGCCGGGCGTAGAGGCTGCTTTTTCTCGGACAAATGCCACCATTGAAGATGGCATAACGAAGGTGCGCAATGCGCTGACCCAGTATATCGGCGGCGCTGACCAAAGTGCTGGAGCAACCGCCGCACTGAATGTTGGACTAAATGCGCTGGCTGACGACTTCGACAAATTCGCAGATGCCGGCCTAAAGTTGGCGGCTGTTATCGCAGGCGCTCTGGTTGGGCGGTCCATTATGGGAATGGTGGCGTCGCTCGGTGTTGCAGGGAAGGGCGTTGTCGGGTTCCTGAATATTCTATCCGGAGCGGCACGCACCGCAGGAACAACCGCTGCCGCCATGACCGCACTGGGCGCGGCGGCTGGCCCGTTGGCGTTGATCATCGGCGGCGGCGTTGCTGTGGCCATGCAGAACATGGTGGCTGAATCTGCCGCCGCGAAAAGCTCCATCGCTCAGATTGATGAGCGCATGGCGAGCCTCGGCCTGTCGTCTGATGCTGCCGCAAAGCGCATCACAGAGGTCGCAGAGGCCACCGACGAACTCGCAAAGGCAGAGGCTCGGCGCCGCGTAACTCAGGCAGAGGGGAACCTGAACAATCTGCGCGATGGTACGCTCGCAGATAACTGGATGTCGCAGTTCAAGGGCAATGATGAACTGGTCAGCCTTTTCACGATTTCAAATCGCGCTATCATTGCCGCTGCGGATCGAGCGGCTAGCGAAGCGGATAAAGCTGCATATCGCCTCATTCAAGCTTATGTTGATGGAATTCGGGCCGGACAGCCAATAGTCGGCGAAGCCTTGTCCGAAATGATAAAGATCGAAGCTGACGAAGATGTCACGCAGGAAGTCGTTGATCTTGTAACGTCGGTGCGCAATGTCCTGGCTAGCTTCGAAAACCAAGAGACATCCATAAAGCTGGATGTCGATTCCACCGGCATTGACTACGCGACCGTCGCCGCCAAGACCCTGCGCGATGAGCTGGTTCAAAATGTTGAATCCTATATCGCTATGCGCGAGGCGATGCGGTGGGGCGCAGATGACCAGAAATGGCGGTCCGAAGCAGGGGCTCTTGTTGCCCTTCTGAGGGATAGCGCCATTTCCGCCGAAGATGCAAAGCGAGAGCTTGACCGTCTGGCCTCCGCGAACCCCCGCTTCGAAGCTCACATGCCTGCGCTGGCAAACCTCATTAATGGCCTGATCCAACTTGCTGGGGAAGCCCGCGCTGCTAAGGGTGCGCTTGAGGCTGTGGGCGAAGCGAATGCTGCCCAGCAGAACCACAACACGTTTCTTCGTGCAGACGCCGATAGCATGAAGCCTGTTATCGCGGGTCAGGAATGGGTGCGGGAGCAGGAGCGCCGAAATGCTCTTACGCGCGAACAGCGCGATCTTGAAGAAGAGATTGTACGTGTCCGAAAGGATATGCCTGAAGGATCGTATGTGGACCCTGCTGAAGTCGAGCGCATCGCCAAAGCCAATCTGGCGTGGAAGGAGGCGAACAAAAGCTCGGGCGGTGGGAAATCTGATGCGCAATCATTTAAGGACCGATTGGAGGACGAAAGAACGTCCGTCGCGCTGCTGATACAAGAAGCATCGGTGATGGCCACCCTCAACCCGCTTGCTCAGGACTACGAGGCAACGCTTGAGGCGTGGCGCATGGAGCAAGAGTTGCTCAACGAGGCTCGGAAGGCGGGCCTTGCCGATGATCCCGCTGTTATTGCAGGCATCAGGGAAACAGTCGAGGTTTGGAAGCAGGGCACGATCGCAATTCAGCAACTCGAAATTGCACAAGATGCGGTTCGTCAGAGTTTTGAGGACTTGCAGTCAGCAGGGCGCTCTGCGCTGGATAGCATAATCGACGGTTTTATTGAAGGCCGAGACGCAGGGGAAGTTTTCAATTCGGTGTTGAAAGATCTGGCGAAAAACCTGCTCAACATCGGACTTAATCTTATTGGTGGCGGCATGAAATCAGGAGGCTTCAACCTCCTGTCGCTGTTCGGCTTTGCCGAGGGCGGAGTAGCTAAGAACGGGAGGCCTATAAAAACTTACTCCAAGGGCGGGGTTTCAAAAACCGCAGCAATATTTGGAGAAGGCCCGATGGCCGAAGCAGCCGTGCCGCTGCCTGACGGAAGAAGGATCCCTGTTGATCTTCGTATGCCTCAGATGCCGTCGGGATCAGACCAAAGGCCACAGCCGATGGCACTTACCGTCCATGTCGTTTCCGATGACAAGAAGTTCTCTGCCTATGTGACAGATCGGGCTGGGGCGGTCGTTGCACAAGCCTCGCCTGCAATCATGGCGGGCTCAGTGCGTCAAGCGAACAAATCAGCGCCATCGGCTTTGGCTCAGTTCCAAAGCCAGCGCGGCGGCTCGGACTATAGGACATAGGCATGGCTGACATTCTCGAATGGCCTGCCGGGCTTCTGACGCCGCAGTCCAGCCCTTTTGATCATCGCCCGTTCTCTCGCACCGGAGGCCGCTCACTGGGCGGGCTACAGCGCAGCGTGCGGACTGATCGGGGCTGGTGGGTCGGAAGCTACCAGAACATCGTGTTCCGGCGCGGCAATTTCGATCAGCAGCGGACCTGGAATGCGCTGCGCGTGGCGCTCGGCGGGACAACGGGTCTAATCGCCGTTCCGGTCTGCTCGACCGCCTTATGGGCGCGCATGGGCATTGATTTCAGTGGTGAAGGCGTGCCGCACGACGATGACACGCCTTTTGATGACGGATCGCTTTACCAGCAAAACTCCGTCCTGATCGAGATGGCGAGCTTTGCGCCGATCAGCGCTACAGTGGTGACGCTTCGATTGGTTGATCACGACCTTCCGGGCAGTATCCGGTTTTCTTATCAGCATGCGATGTATGAAACCGGACGCATTCTGAGCCAACCAGGTCCAGGGCTCTATCAGGTGGAGATATTCCCAGCCATTCGGGCACCAATCCCTGCCAATGCGTTGCTGGAAACGGACCAGCCGACCGTGCTTTGCCATCTGGCGGCAGATGGCGAAATGGATATCGATATGGGTGTCACGCGGACGCCGCGGCCCTCGGTGAACTTTGTCGAGGCCGTCGATCACTGGGTAGACCTTGCTCAGGGGTTGGTTACCTGATGGCCGTCAAGTCGATCAAAATCCTCTGCCGAATGGACTTCCCGAGCAAGACTATACGGTTATATGACGGGGCTGGCCCCTACATGGATGCTGATGGCGAAATCTGGTCCGGCATGGTGCTCAATGATGGGCTCGACCAGATTGAAAGCGCACTGAATGGAGAAGCATCAACCCTGACGCTCTCGCTTTCTGGCGTTGCGCAGCAGGTGGCCGATCTCGCCTTTGACGATATGGAGCAGGGCGAAGTCATCGGTAGCCGTGTTCAACTGCTCATTCAGGACTGCGATCAATACGACCAGCCAGTCGGAGCGCCGCAGGTTCGCTTTACCGGGACGGCTGACAATCTGTTGATCGACGACACTGTGGCCAATGATCAGGTGATTTCCACGGTCATGCTGGAATGCACCAATCGGTTTGATCTCCGGTCACTGGTGAATGGATCGGTTCTTTCAGATGTCGATCAGCAGGCTCGGTCGAAAGTGCTCAATCCCGGCGCTCCAGCGGATCGCTTCGCGGAGAGAGTGCCACGCCTGATCGACGCCACTGTCGTTTGGCCTCGCTACACCTAAGGACTTCACATGAACCAATACCAGCTTAGCTGGGCCGTGTTTGTCGCGGTCCTGTGTCCCCTCTTTTTGCGCCAGCCTGCCGATCCGTTGTGGGTGACGGCTGCACAGGTCGCGCTTTGCTTCGGCATGGTCGCGCTGGCGAACAAGCAAGCCGCATAAATCATGAATTGGTCCAGACACGACACCCGCGCCTTGATCGAGGCTGCGGAAGATCGGCCGGCCATGTCCGCTTGGGCCGTTCGTGTGATCCGGCGACATCACGGCGAGGCCGGACTTGTCGAGCGGATGGCGCGTCTGGAATCGTTCGTCATGACCAGCTCGCCGCATGTGTGGGGGCAGTCAGATTGCTCGCTGGTCATTGCTGATTGGGTGGCGCTGAACGGCCACTCCGACCCCGGCGCTGATTGGCGCGGAACATACGATAGCGAAGCGTCATGCCGCGCGCTGCTGGAGCGCAGGGGCGGGCTTGTCGCCCATATTGGTGCATGTGCCTCGGAAGTCGGCCTTGTGCCTCTCCACGAGCCTGAATTTGGCTGCATCGCTGTTATCGGCTCGCCACACAACGAGGCCCGTCAATGGGCTGCTATCTGGCAGGGCTTCCGCTGGCTGGTGAAGTGGGGTGATGAGCGCGGAGCGGCATGGACGCCCTTCATGGCCAAGCCTCTCGCCATGTGGCGCGTCTAGTACAATCGGGACATCGACATGCCGCAAATGCTTGCGACGGCCCTTGTGCCGTGGCTTTCCAATGCCCTGATCGCAGTTGGCCTGCCAGGCCTTGCTTTTGGCGCGTCGATCGGTGCGATCGCGCTTGGTGCCTCTTATCTGCTGCTGGCAGGTGCTGCGTATCTCGTCTCCCAGGCTTTCGCCCCACCGTCTCCAGAAACCCCTAAGCCTGAGGACGGCAAATACAATCTCAAGCAGACCGTGCCGCCTCTGGTCTATGTGCTTGGCCGCAACAAGAAGGCCGGTGACTATGTGTTTCTCGAAGAGAAGGGCGGCACGGCGCATCACATAACTGTCTGGGCCGCTCATCATATCAAGGGCTTTGTGCAGCATTGGCTGCACGACGAGGCGGTAACGCTCAACGGTTCTGGCAATGTGACCGGGCCAAGCCATTTCGACCAGAAAGTGCGTATCCTTACGCGGCTTGGGCTGAATGCAGAAACGGCCTATTCGCAAGTCGTTTCGGCCTTTCCATCCATCTGGACCAATCAGCATCGGGGCGATGGCCTCGCTTCGGTCTATATGGCCGTGCAGTCGGTGAAGGCAGAAGACCTGCAGAAGACGTTCCCAAACCACATGCCGCAGCATTCTGCAGTTGGGGAGGGCCATGATCGACTGATTGACCCGCGCACCGGCACTCCCGGATATAGCGAGAACCTTGCCATATTTCGGTATTGGCATCTGACACACCCGGTCGGTGGAAAGCTGACCCGTGCCGAGATGCACGATCCTGATTGGCAGGTTGCCGCCAATGTTGCCGACCAGACCGTCACGAACCGCACCGGCAGTGCCGAGCCGCGCTATCATGGCGGTCTATGGTTCCGCGCCAACAACAACCCGGTCCAAGTCGGCAGGCTCATGGACCAAGCCGGGGAAATGGTTCTGTATGAAACCGCCGAAGGCCAGGTTGGTGTTCACGCGGGTCAATTTGTCGAACCGGATATTCGGCTCACGGCAAACGACATTATCAGCCTGAGCTATGACGCCAACAAGCGCCGGGCATCAACAGTGCTGGCCGTGCGCGGGCGCTATACCGACATTGGCAATGGCTACAACACCGTAGATGCGGCTATCTATGGCGTGCCGTATCCGACTGACGACGAGCGCACCAAGGCCGTCGAGAACCAGGCGGTGCAGCGGCATAACCACATCTCTCGGCTCCAGAAGCTGGCTTATATCCGTGCCAATGCGCCGCGCGTCCGTGTCGTGGCGCATTATGAGCCCGCTCGTGAAGTGCCGTACCGCCGCTTTCTGCGGATCCATTATCCGCCGAAGCTGACAGAAGCCGTGATTGAGATCATCGGGCGCCCGACGCTCTCGCTGCGAAACCTGACCTATGAATTTGAGGGGATCGTGGTTCCCGCGAGCCTCTATGCTTTTAATGCTGCGACCGAGGAAGGACAGCCGGGCGCGAATGTTATTCCGGTTGAGCGTGAAGATGTGCCTGTCCCGGTGGACTTTGAGGTCTCGATCCAGCGTGAAGACGTTGGTGGCGGCTCCATGGCAGCCTTTGGTGAGGCGTCGTTCACCTTCCAGAGCGAGACATTCCTCTATGAGCTCGAATGGCAAAAGACCTCCGGCGGCGAGATACAGAGCAGGCAGGGCATCGCTGGGGAAACCACAGTCCGTAGCCTCTACCTTGCTGATGGAGTGGAATACCGATTCCGGGCGAGAACATGGTCGGCCGGAACGCCGTCGGCATGGACTGGCTATCTGACGCGAACTGCAACGGCTGACGCGACCCCGCCGGGAATCGTAACAGCAGTGTCAGCAACTGGCGGGGCAGGGGCCGTCACCTTCAACTGGACCGCTCCAAATTCGGCCAACTATGTTGGTGCCCGGCTCTACCTCAACACCTCCAATACCATGACCGGCGCAACGCTGGTCGGCGTGGAATATGGGGCTCCAAATACGGTCGATGACCGCACGATCTCAGGAATCCCGTCCGGCACAGTCTATGGATTTATCGCCTCGATAAATGGGTCTGGCATTCAAGCCACTCCGCAGCCGACCGGCGCGATCACCGTCACCTGACACCGCCAAACATCAATAAAACCCAGCCCTGCGCAATGCGCGGGGTTTTTCTTTATGGAGCACCGCAATGGCGCTGACCCCGCGTTCTGTCTATCGCTATTACGAGGTTGATGGCGTTCCTTCATCCGGCAAACGCAGGCCAAAGAAGGCGGAGATTATCCAGCTTCTCGAGCAGATGCAGGGATCAGCAAGCGCTCCTGCAGTTGTTCGCCAAACGAGAGCCGAACTAGATGCTGTGACGCCAGCTTCAGAAACCTATGGCGGCATGGTTTTGAACGACCCCAACCCTGCCAACAACGGCTATTATAGCCGCGATGGTGGAGTATGGGTGTTTGGGCGAGGCTTCCCTGATACCTTTGCGCGTGTGGTATTGTCAGGCTCTGGCACGGTTCAGACTGGCATTGTGCATGCTGGCGTCAATCCTGCATCCATCGAAGTGTTCTTCGCCAAGGTCGCCACGCCGAACACCGGAGTAATGACGCTCTCGATCTCAGGCGAAACACCCAAGCCTGTCGTGAACCTCGCTGGCAATCCTCTCTCTGCCGGAGAGTGGACCGGCATGGTGATGTTCTATCTGAACGATGACGGGCAGTATCAGCTTTTGATCGATGCGGGAGCGGCTGCCAGTGCGGCGCAGAGCGCGAGCGAAGCCGCCGACCAGAAAGCCTACGCTGAGGAATGGGCACAGTCCGACGACCCGATCAGCGCCGAGGCAGGCGGTGACGGCTCGACCGACCGATCGGCGAAATATTGGGCCGGGCAGGCGGGCGGAATTGCGGTGCCAGACGGGTCGATCACTGCTGCTAAGTTGACAGACGATCCCTCTGGCCTTGAGGCTATCCAAGATAAGCTCGGGATTATGCCGAATGCATTTCCCGCAAGCATTGCCGAATTGCAGGGGCTGGATGGGTCGGCGGTAGCCTGCGCTCGCTTGCTGGACAATCTTCGGTTCGGCGACTTTGTCTGGGATGCATCGGACGTCTCGGGCGAAGTCACGCTCGACCCTGAGCAGATCATCTGGGTCGCGCCGACATCCGATACGACAGGCGCAAGCGGCGCTTGGGTTCGCCAGTTCATTGGGGCGATCAACACGCGATGGGCCGGCGCTGTCGGCGACGCAGACAGGATGGCCGGAACTGGGACCGATGATGCTGGAGCAATTCAGGCCGCGCTCGATCTTGGGCGGGCCATGGGGCTGACGGTCGAGCATGAGCCGCTGTCCATCTGCGAGAGCGCTATCCGCGTCCGCAATCAGAAATTCATTGGGCTCCACGATAGTTCTGGCATCCTGATCAAAGGCGACCACGACGGCATCGTTCTCACCGGCTTGGGCGACAGTTCAACCAACGACTACCGCACGCAGATCCGAGGGCTCGAAATCCGGGCTGACGGAACCCAAACTGCGGGTAAGGCCGGCATTCGCTGCGGGGACAAGACCCAGACCGGAGCGGATCGCATTTGCGCCCATTTCATTGTCGACAACATTAATTTCGTCACTCTCAACAACAGCACAAACACTCTATCGGACGGCATCGTGTTCGAGCAGGACGGTAGTGATGCCTTCGCCTACATTGGCCAAATTGGCAACATTAACATTGTTCGATGGGCTCACCCATTTTACGGAATCCGACAGGTCAATAACATCGTCTTCAACGGATGGCGGCAGAGCCGATGCACGCGACCATTCAAGATCGGCGATGTAAAAGCCTGTGTTCTCATGGGATTTGAGAGTGGATCGAACGACCATCGTGCGATGGACATCCACGATTGCTACGGCTTCACGATCATCGAGCCCTACTGTGAGAACAACGTGCGAGAGGATTTGCAGGTTGTCCCTTCAAAGTATGACATCCTGATCGACGCCCGCGTATCGGCAGGCGGCTACCAGGACGCGACGGTTGGAAGCCTCCGCATCATCGGCGGGTGGTTCACAAAGGGGTCTAACGGTAATTCGATCGCTGCAATCAGGTGGGCGCAAGGGCCTGGGGTAGTGGTCGATGGAGCCTATATCACTGACTATCCGACTTACAGCGTTCACGTTACGGACAGCGCCAACAACAAGGGGCGCATTCTCAACCTGAACACCTCTATCGCAACATCGATCGGCGCATCGGCCCAAGTTGTCGTCGGGTACTAAGTGCGTGTCTACCGGAAATCGCAGTAGGCACCCAATTCCCTGCTGATCTCGGGTGAGAGCTGATAATCCATAGAAAGGTCATCAGAAAGGAGCCCCGCACCCAAACACTGACCGATTTCGTAGGGTGACACGAGTGATGGCGCGGCCATTGCGATGAGTTGCCAGATGGCGAATGCGGCGATGATTGCGATGCCGAGGCCGTGCTTGCGGATGATGCCAGAATAAGAGTTCATTCTCGACCCGTTTAGGTAGCAGCCAAGGTTGGCACTAGCCCATATCTTGAAACTGCGCAATGTGATTGACGTCCAGAAGCGTTTCCCAGCAATGTAACGCCATGCTGTTTTACGCCGGATTCGAGATATTTCTTTTTGCCTTTGCGGTTCTGGCGTGGAAGCTCGATGGCGATTGGCGTGCCGTTCTTCCGTCCCGCGTGGTAATATGGGTGGTGATCCTGTTCCGGTTCCAAACCGGGTATGACTGGCCGTTCTACGAACAGCTTCACAATCATCTGGTCTATGCGCCCGACGAACCGTTCCGCAGGTTTGTGGAGCCGGGATTCTATGCGTTCAACTGGCTGATCGCACGAATGACCGATAACGTGATGCCCGTTTATTGGATCGTGTCGGCGTTCGTGCTTTTGTCGTTCACGCTCCTGGAGCGACTGTTTGATAGGAAGTTCATCGGCCTGTTCTGGGCCGTGGTGGTCAACTTCCTGCTGTATTCGGTGTTCTTCTCGGTCGTGCGGCAGAGTGCATCTCTGGCGTTTGTGCTGATCGGCGTTTATCTGCTGACAAAGGGCAGGTGGAAAGCTGCGCTGCTGCCGTTCATTCTGGCCCCGCTATTCCACGTTTTTGGGGCCGCGTATGTCGGTCTGGCGCTGCTGGGATATGTAGTGGCCCGCTGGTCGGTGTGGAAGGCACTCGCGGCGTTTGTCGGACTTGCCATTCTCGGGCGCATTGCATGGCAGCTTGCCCCGTATCTGCCACCAATCGGCCCGATCTACCAGATCGCGCTTTACGTCCAACGCCCGCCCGCGCTCGATCCCGAAACGCTCTTCGTTTTTGTCTTGTGCGTTGGCGTTGTGGTTGCCCTCAACCTATCGCCGCGCATTAGCTTCAAGAGTTCGGTGCTGGCCAGCATTGCGACGGTGACAGCGATTGCGATGGTTGCTCTGATCGATGTGGAAGTAATTCGCAACCGGCTTCTCTATCTATTGGCTCCGTGCTCCATTGCGGCTGCATTCGCGTTGGAGCCGAAATTCAAGGTGCAATGGCCCGCCATAGCGGTTGCCGGTTTATCGGCTCTGAGCGCTGTCTACTACGTGACATGGCTCGGGCGGCAGACCAGCTTCATGCTGGTTCCGTATCAAAGCGCGCTGTTCATTGACGAGGATGAGGCCCTGGAAGTTCGCGCCAGGAGGCTGGAAAGCATGTGTGGTGCGAGAAGTGAGCGCGATGAGGGGGGTGATATTCCAGAAAAAGGAGACAGTGAAAGCATTGTTCCTGGTATCTGTGATGGGATCGAGCGGGGTCTTCCTAGTCCCGCCCGGCCCGCACCATCGCCATCACAATGAACGCCAGTGTCCCGCCGAGCATCATTCCGACGCCAAGCCCAACCACAAAGCTGAATAGGTCCATCTGATCCTATACCTTTGATCGCCGCCAGCCAGCCGCGCGAGCCTCTGCCTCCGAGCAGAACCAGCGCTCGCCATGCGAAGACTGGATCACGGTGTCATTGTAATATTTCTGGCCGGGCACGTGGTAGATGCGCTCGCCTTTGGTACTCACATTGCCCTTGATGTTGCAGCCGCCAGATTGAGCCGCTGCGCCGCTAATACCAAGCACTGCTGTTACGGCTGCCGCGCTAAGCCATCCGGTCAGTATCATTTTCAGTTTCATGTGCTGTCCCCCAATTCGTCTCGCATTGGGCAGGACTTACTTCTCCACGTCAACTACAGGAGGCCAATATGGCCAATACCGGCAAGGTCTATAAGACCTGGCAGCAATTCCCCATGTCCGAGCGTTTGATCTTAGTCGAATAGAAACTGGAGGCCCTGCCTTGGATTTGAACCAAGGGTGCCGGGAGTTGCAATCCCGTGCGTAACGCTCCGCCACAGGGCCATGGGTAGGATTAATACGCAGCGAAGGCTGACTGCTGCATCCCTCGTTTTGGGGATGAATTACGATTTGCTCGCCTTGCCACTGGTTGGACGACTACCGATCGTTTCCAGGCTGGCCAAAGACGGTCTTTGAATACAACCTCACCATATTTGGTGGCGAAGCTGGGGATTGCCAATAAACGCGCGCGACCAGGTGTTTGGGTTGCCCGCTTCGGAAAACGTCCATGCCCAGCACCTTTCGTCCGGCGTCTTCGGGCGATGATGCCTCGACCTTCTGCTCGGGCGTTATGAGGTCGGTGCGCAGATCAATAACGCGAAACTCAGCCATGCCTTGCTCTCCTTGAGAGGGGACTATGGGCGGCTGGTCTTTACATTTCTTCAACATCGATAGGAGGCCAGCATGGCCAACACCGGCAAGGTCTTTGCCACCTGGCAGCACTTCCCCATGTCCGAATGGCGCTGGCCGAATTTCACCCCACAGGAAATCGCCAGCAAGGGCGAAGGCGAGCTGCTGATCGACGCGGACGCTATGGATAAGCTCCAGAAGCTCCGCAACATCCTCGGCAAGCCGCTGGTCGTTACGAGCGCATACCGTTCGGCCGCTCACAATACCAAGGTAGGCGGCGCGAAGAACAGCCAGCACCGACTGGGCAAGGCCTTCGATATCGTGATGGCCAACCACGACCCCGCCCATTTCGAGAGCGCGGCAAAGGCCGTTGGTTTCACCGGCATCGGTCATTATCCGAAGTCTGGCTTCATGCACATTGACACCGGCCCGGCCCGCCGCTGGAACGATGGCAGCGACTTTCCGAAGGCTGCAACAGCCACGCCGAACTTTCAGCCGGAGCCTAAGCGCGAGACGATCAAGGACATCATCACCAAGCCCGAGGTGCTGACCGGCGCCGGCGGCGTTCTGACCGGGGCAGGGGCTATCTCCCAAGGTTCGGGTCCGGTGCAATTCGCCCTGGGCATTGTGCTGGTCCTTGTCGTCTGCGCATTCATCGCATGGATGGTCAGCAAGGCGCTCTCAGGGCCGAAAGAGGTCTGATCCATGCTCTCCAAGTTCAAGACGTTCGCGGCCCTTTGCGGGGCCTTTTTTGTGGCCGTGGTAATTGCGTTCCTGAAGGGGCGCAAGGCCGGGGTCGACCATATCGAGGCGGAGCAGTCAGCCCGCCGCGTTCAATCCATGAAAGACCGAAGGGCGGTTGACGATGACGTTCAAAACCTTGGTAGCAATGACGTTGACACTGGTCTTGCTCGCTGGATGCGCGACGACGAGCGGTGATTTCTGCGACGCCGCATCGCCCATCCGGCCATCAATTCAGGATCAGATGACGGGCGGTACAAAGCGCCAAATACTTGCTCACAACGAATACGGCGCTCGCGCCTGCCGGTGGAATTGACCCATGACCGACCCCATCCAGACATTCTTCGGCATCAAGGTCACAACCTTGGCCGCGTCCTTCATTATGGCCCTGCTGGCGGTGCTGCTCGACATTAGGCGGCACAGCTTTGTCACAGGCGTGCTCGCGGTGATCTGCGGCATGGCGGTTGCTGTTCTGGCGACCGATCCAATCGTGGCCAACCTCAACCTCCCTGGCGACTGGTCACATGCCGTTGCAGGGGTGCTGGGCATCTCTGGCCGGAACCTTGTGATTTGGGTGGGGCTGGTCAGCAAAGACCCACTGGCAGCGTGGAACCGCTGGCGTGGCAAGGAGCCGAAGAAGGACGCCTAGTAGATGGCGGTCTATGCGGGCGAAACACTTGTGAACGCGATCCGTCACTGGTTACGCATTCCTTAGCTTGTTCTCTTTCTGTTCTGATTATAAGACTCGGAACCTTGCGACATAGCGAGGTTCAAAATGTCAGGCATGGGCCACAATCACGAAGCCCCATATACGGTAGAGCAGGCCACTCTTCTCACCTTGCTTCAGAACAAGGGTTTTTGGGCACCGAGCTTCGGTACAAGGAATGAAAAGCTCGCATGGCTGGAGCAGAATCGTTGGCGCGTCGATCCGGACGCCAAGCGACCAGAGCCCAGTGGTAACTGATTGCCACAGGGTTCATCATGTCCATGACGCCGAGCCGTCGCGTGGTCGAAAGCCTTACGATTGCGGATATAGCGATAGATGGCAGGCTATTCGTGGTTCGGTGCAATTACTGCCGCCGCACAACCTATTTCCTCGCCTCTGATCTGGCTAAGTTCTACGGGGAAAAGAAGCTCGTCAAAGACCTGTTTCACCGGTGCTCTAAGTGCGGGCAATTCGAGTTCATGCATGTCGGCCATCGGTTCCCCGATTTTGACGATGATGGCGCCCTGACCATCCGGCGGCCGCGCCAGATATGGCAGTGGAAAGACGAAATCTACTGGAAGGACGGCAAGCCGCCCAATATCGGCAAGGACGGGAAAATTCGCACTAAAGAGAGTTGATCAGCGGCTTCTTGGTGTCCGTGCCGTCATATCGGGAATTGTTGACTGCGCGGTCGACGCGGAAAAACTCAAGCTGTCCGTCGATCTGTGCGTCGAGCAGCAATGCCTTGGCATCTGAGCCTTGGATGCCTGTATCAAGCCAGGTCGAATAAGCCTCTGGCGGCAGGATCACCGGCATGCGGTTGTGAATATGGGCGATATGCTCGACCGCGGGCGCCGTGATGATCGTGCAGCTGGTGACACCCAGATTGTCATTGTGCGCCCATATCCCGGCAAAGCTGAAGGGCTTTCCTTCGGGCAGTTGTAACAACCACGGGTCTTTCTTTCCGTCTTCCTCATTGGCTATCCACTCGAAATAGCCGTCTGCCGGAATCAGGCAGCGCCGCGACTTGAAGCCATCTCGAAATGCCGGTGAGGAATCGACTGTTTCGATCCGAGCATTGAACATTGCGGCCTTTGGCAATTCCTTCGCCCAATGCGGCACCAGCCACCAGCGGCCCCGGTTGAGCTCTATGTTCCCGGCCTTGTCTAGATGGGCGAAATCCACGTCCTGAGTTGGCGCTATGTTGAAGCGCGGCTGCGAGTTGGTCTTTGCAGGGCCGGGATTGTGGATCGAATAGAGCGCGTGAAGCTCTGCCCATGTCATTTCGTTGGTGAAGCGTCCGCACATTACAAACCCTCCTGATCTGCAAGGGTGCCCCACTCGGGGCGCCAAATTCCGGCTTCGTTGAGCATGATAGCGACGCCGGTATATCCCATCAGTTCCACAAGAGCGTCCGCGCGTCGCAGTGCATCGAGAACGGGGAAGGGGCCCATTTCGCTCCCGGCCTCATAGACGCCATTGGCCGTGACCTGAGCGCACCAGTAGATGCTGGCGCTTGGCTCGACATATGAAAGACCAGAAACAAGCATGTCGACGCTGGTCCCGGCGATGCCTACCATTATGCTGCTTAAGGAAATTTCATCTGCATTGGTGGTCCAGCGATAGACGCGCCGACGCTGAATGTCGGCAAGCTGCTGGTCGAGGCTCTCAAGCAATCGCCTCGATTCCTGTTCGGAATTTTCACTGTTCGGTACGCGCGCCATGGCGGGCATAATGGCATGCGATTCTCCCTCCCGCTACAGATTGCTACAGAACACTATGCCTACTGAATACCGCATCTCTGGTCACGATATTGGCGAAGGCGCACAGAAGCGCACACCGAAAGCCGCCGTCCATATTTGCGAGGTCTGTGGTTTCGAGGGAGCGCCGTTTGGCGTGCTTCGAGGCGACACAACGCTGAGCTATTGCGGTTATGAGGTCGGACAGCCGAAGTGCGTCGGGAAGGGCAAGGCGGCACAACCGCAGCCGGTAGCGCCATCCGCGCCTTGGTAGAATGTGCGTGGGCTAGCCTTCTTCTCCTATAGGGTAAGAAGGGCGAACACAAAAAAGGCTAACCCGAAAATGGTTAGCCAAAAAACCGAGCTAAGTGATTGATTTGATTGTGCCTCAGAAGGGCGGTGGTGGAGGGGACTGGATTCGAACCAGTGTAGCCTGAGGCGTCAGATTTACAGTCTGATGGATTTAACCACTCTCCCACCCCTCCACATTTTTCCGGGTAGGAAACGAACGCGCTTTGTGTTCGTCGGGGCGGTTTATGGTGGGCTGTCGCAAAGGTGTCAACTCCCTTGCGCATATCTCCCGCAAGAAATTGTTCAATCAGCTGTTTTTATGCTGGCCGTCCACAGCGCGCCCTTGCCATGTCGGCGGCAATCTTGCTAAGCGAGGCCATGGCATCGCCTTCGGGCGGGTATAGCTCAATGGTAGAGCAGCAGCCTTCCAAGCTGAATACGCGGGTTCGATTCCCGCTACCCGCTCCAGCTTCCCAAACGATCCAATTAACTATACGCCTGAAAACGCTGAGTTTTCTTGTGTCTTGGCAGTTGCGTTTCCAGCTTCGTCGCTCAATCTGTGCTACAGAGTGTGCCTCAAACTGCGCTACACGCGCTCGCGATGGAGGGGGAGCTGGCTAGGCTTGGTGATATTGACCGCTATCTTAAACGCCGAGGCCACAGTTGGGTCTACTACCGGCGCGTACCCACCGCTTTGGCAGCATTGGACCCGCGCGCGCCGTTTATCAGGCACGCCTTGGGCACCCGTGACCTTGCCATAGCGCGAAGGGCTCGAGATCTTCTGGCGGCAGCAGATGACGAACTGTGGGCATCCCTCACGCTTGGCGAAAACGTTGACCGCTCCAGAAGTCGTTACGCGGCCGCCGTTAAGCGCGTCAAAGCCATGGGATTTGGCTATACTCCTGCGGAAGAGCTCGGTCGATCCGCTTCCTGGGACGAGCTTTCCAGCCGGATGGAGGCAATCCTACGCCCAAATACTCCACGCGATGTGGAGCAGGCTATACTTGGCACCGTAACGCCACCCCAAGACCGGTTCGAAGACGCACTCAGGATTTATGTCGAGGGCCCGGGCAAGCTCGTGCTTGCGAACAAGAGCCCCAACCAGCTCCGCATATGGAAAAATATCCCCAAGCGAGCGATCGGGCGCTTTGTTGAAGTGGTGGGCGACAAGGCACTCGTTGATATACGCCGAGAAGATGCAGTCAAATTTTATCGGTTCTGGCTCAACCGCATCATGCCGGACGATGATGCTGAGCCAATGCATCCGAGCTCTGGCAATCGGGAGATTGGCGAGCTTCGGAAACTTTATCGCGAGTACTTCTCCTTTGAGCATAACGATAAGGAGCGTTTGAATCCGTTCATTGGGCTTGGCTTCCCCGAGGACGGCTCCGATACGCGACCGCCTTTCCCGATTGTCTGGATTAGGGAGAAGTTCCTGACCGCGGGCCCCCTTGTCGGGTTGAACGCAGAAGCGAGAGGCGTTCTGCTTGCCATGATCGAAACCGGATGCCGTCCGTCTGAGATCTGCAACCTGACTCCCGGCGCCATTGTCCTTGATGCTGAGGTGCCTTACATCTCCGTTCGCCCGCGACGTGCAACTGACAGGAAGAACAAAGAGGTAAAACAGTTCGGGCCACACGAGGTAAAGAGCGCGGCCTCGATACGAACTATCCCGCTGGTTGGTGTTGCCCTTAAGGTCTTCGAGCGCTTCCCCGAGGGGTTCCCTCGATATATGGACAAGACCGGCACAGCCTCCCAGACAATCAACACATACTTGGAAGAGAATGGGCTGCTGCCCACCCAAGAACATACGCTTTATGGTCTGCGTCACACTTTTGAAGATCGGATGAAGCGCGCCGAAATCGATTATGAGGTGCGTATGGGTCTATTCGGGCACACAGTGTCTCGTCCAACTTACGGGGCAGGTGGAGGGCTTGTTTGGCAGAGAGACTTGCTGGCCGCCATGGCTTTGGACTTCGACCAAGAAGTGATCTGATATCAGCCGAGAGAGGTATTGGCCTACCGCTTGCGCAAAAATGACGGATCCAAGGTAGCTCGCTGGCGAATACCCTCGAGTATTCGATTCTTGCCAGGCTCGTTTTGTATTTTGCTATGCTCAAGCAAGCGGAGCCAAACGTCATCGGAATCGTCCTGGTATCCGCTCGCGATCGCCGACTCTATCTCGGGAAACTCTGTGCTGAGCTCTGTGAGCTTCTTTAGCAAAACTCGCTGTGTCTTTTCGCTATTCTCAAACAGCAATTTCTCGACGCTTCTTGCCCTGTCAACGGCCTCGCCCGTAAGCGCTTTGAGCCCATCCACTTTGATTGCGAATACCTGAAGGCCCCATTTCCTATTCAGCGTCAAGAGCGCCGCTGCGATGAATGGATCGCAATCGAGCAGCACGTCCACGTCTGCGACCAACAGCGAGAAATTTTTGGCCCCGACCGTGCGTGACAGCCCTGCGAACGTCCGCCTGTCCAAAATGCTGCTTTCGCGGAAAACGCGAATGTAACCGGAATGGTCCCTAAACACGGCTCTGCTGCCGACATAATCGTCGTCATAGTAGATCTGCTTTATTGTGGGAGTTCTCTCGTCAATTTTGCCCGCGATGAGCTTAATCGCCCGTAGGTCTTCATCGTCTTTACTACTGATACCCCGTGGCACCTGATAGCAGACGACCGGTCCAAGCATTCCCATCGGCGTTTCCCATAGCTGCGACCAAATCAAGCATGGGACGATTAATAAAACTTGAGCCATTTTTCCTTCGGTGGGCCGAGTTTTTCGATCACGGCCTTGGATAGCGTTCTCGACGTTGCCAATCGTTGAGGGTCCGGGATGCTCCCGCCAAAAGCTAAAGCCCGCTCAGTTCAGCAATGCGAGCTCTATCTCGAACGCCTGACCGCAATGATGCGGCGAGCGGGGGCAGTCGAGGCCCGCAGGCTTCTGCCGTTGGCGGTGCGCCTCAAGAAAGAATTAGCCCACGCAAAGGCGGAAGAGGAGTTGCTGCAAGAGATCCTTGGTGTGTCGGCAGATCGGCCAGCGGGAGAAAACGACAGGGAGCCGGAGCATGACTGACGCGCCGCTGCTCCTAATCAAGCCCACTGACGCTACCCGTAAATCTGTAGCGACGCGTGTCTTTCAGCTCGCGCTCGACGCCCGAACTGAACTGGACTCCGGTATCAACCGCAAACTGAACGCCCTCCAAAAAGACAGTCAATGCTCTGCAGCCGAGGCTGCGACATGACAATTTTTGCATACACCCACAGCCAGGCTATCAAGACCAAACAGCGTCTCAAAGATCTCGAGCGCCACGGGCTGCGCTTGGACCGATTGGCGCGAGAAAACCTGAGATCGGGCGCCGTTGCAGGAGCTGGTCTAGATTGGCCAAACTATGATGGCCGCCGGCTAACCAAGGCATACGCCGATTTCAAGAAGCGCAACGATGTGGATCCGCGAAAAGGAGCTCAGCTTCTTCATACCATTGGAATTGGCGTTTCGCCCAGTTGGATAAGGGAAACCGGCGACCTCCATGACCCCGCCAACCCTCGAAACGTCCAAGTCTTCGATGCAGCTATCGCGTGGGTCAAAAGTTTTGCTGGCGACGATGCGATTGTCAGCGCTCGGATGGATCTGGACGAGGAGGGCGGTGGTTGGGTGGACGTGTACTTCGCGCCGATCCGGCAGCAGAAATACAAAGGCCGAACGCAAACGAAATCAATTATTTCAGTCAACATGTGCTTGGAGGAAACTGCAGTCAGCTTGGGCTATCCAAAAGGATCTCACTACACTGCTCTGAACACTGGCTGGGCCAAATTCGCCCAGCAGCATCTCGACCCAGCCATTGAGCGTGGAAGGCCACGAAGCGACACCGGCAAGGAGCATCTCACCCCTCGGCAGTACAAGGCTGAAAAAAGGGCTGAGAAGAAAGCCGCAGATGCTGCCGCAGCCGAGCAGAAGGCCATTGAGCAGAAGTCGGTGCTGGAGGCAGCAACGGTCGCTGTCGAAGAAGAGCGCAAAGAACTGAACCGCTCCTTCGAAGACACCACAAAGACCCTAATGGAAATATTTACGGATCCCAATCTCGATAACCTTGAGCCGAAACCTGCAGTGGGTACCTGGAAGGCCCCGCAGTCCCTCGTTTCGAGGGCGAACAAGTTGGGGCCATTGAAAAGCACTGTCCTCAAAGTTCTGGATGCGCTTGCTGCTAAGATGGCTGAAATCAGGGTTCGCCTGGACGCCATTTTGAAGCGAGAGCAGCAGTTGGATCAGGTCATCGGAGAGTTGGTGGAGATGAAAGACCGCCTCAAGGCAGAGGATGCCGAAGTCGTCGACAGGGCGCGAGCGCTGGTCCGTTCAGCCGAGGACCATACCGCTATGGACGATCCGTCGCCCCAGTAATTGACGAAGCGTTTGCATTCACCGGCGATAAAATGGATTAGTGGCAGCATATTGAATGCAATTTCCAAGGGCTGGGGGGCGCTTGTCAGTAAATTTTGGACATCTGAGCCAGATAAGCCCTGAACTACATCGCCTCGGCACGTTGGCAGAACGCTTCTTCGCGGAAGATGCCAATACCTCCCTGATCAAAAGCCGCCAATTCGGCGAGTATATGGTCAAGGAAATCGCTGCTTTGTCTGGCGTTTATGACGCCGAGCGGCGCGAAACAACGAATGACCTGATCCGTCGGCTGGTGACGCAACAAGTCCTCCCGCGTGAAGTGGCAGACATTTTCCACGCAGTTCGGCGAAGTGGAAATGAAGCCAGTCACGGTTTTGGCGGCTCAGTTGCGGACGCTCTTGCTGCCCTGAAGTTCTGTCGTGCCCTCGGCGTCTGGTACCGCCGCACCTATGGTCGCGATCCGAATTTTAAACCCGGCCCCTTTGTGCCACCCAAAGCCACGCCAGACCTGGACAATGATACGCATATAGAGCTTGAGGCGCTGAGGCTCCAGGTGCAGCAGTCCGAGGACAAGCTTGCAGCCGCTAACGCAACCGCTGATGAATTGGCCAAAGCCCGAGCGGCGGCCGAGGAACTGGCCAGACAGGCGGCAGAGGACAGTGCGGTTTGGGAAAAGACCGCTGTCGAGCTCGAAGCCAACCAGGCGGTGCTAGCTAGCAAGCTTGCTCAACTGCAGAGACAGGCAGAAAGCCAGCCTGAGCAGGTGCAGTTGGAGTTCAAGCAAGCCGGCCTCCAGGCCGCGAGCCGCTTGGAGCTTGATGAACGCCAGACGCGCCGACTGATCGATGTGCAGCTTGCAGATGCTGGCTGGGAGGCCGACAGCGATAGTCTGACCTACCAGAAAGGCGCTCGTCCGGTGGAAGGACGCAATCTGGCAATTGCCGAGTGGCCCTCTGAAGGTGGACGGGCGGACTACGCGCTCTTCATCGGCTTCCATTGTGTCGGGATCATCGAGGCCAAGCGCGAGAGCGTCGATGTTCCGTCCACCCTGCAGCAGGCGGAGCGCTATGCTCGCACAATTGTTCTGACCTCAGATGAGAGCCACCCGGACGGCCCTTGGAAGTACGGCCTGGATGTCCCCTACCGCGTGCCCTTCGTCTTCGCCACGAATGGCCGCCCCCATGTGCGCCAGTGGCTGACCAAGTCGGGCATCTGGTACCGGGATGTTAGGCGGGAGACGAACCACGCTATCGCGATGACGAGCTGGTTCTCGCCAAAAGACCTCATCGACAAGCTCGACACCGATGTCGACGCCGCAGCGCAAGGTCTTGCCGACGAAAGTTTCGGCAAAGGCAAGATGCGCCCCTATCAGGAAGAGGCCATCGCAGCGATCGAGGATGCCGTGGTTGCCGGCCAGCGCGACATCCTTGTCTCCATGGCCACCGGCACCGGTAAGACGCGCACGGCCATAGCGTTGATGTATCGCCTCCTAAAGCACAAGCGTTTTCGCCGCATCCTCTTTCTCGTTGACCGAAAGGCGCTGGGCAAACAGACGAGCGACGCCTTGGAGACCACCGAGATTGAGGGCATGCTGAACTTCGCCCAAATCTATAAAGTTGCGGGGCTGGAGCAGAAGTTGCCTGAAGACGAGGACCAGGTGCAGGTCGCAACGGTGCAGTCGCTCATTGCCCGAATTCTGAACGAACCGGACCCGGCCAAGCGCCCGACGCCAGGCACCTTCGACTGCATCATCGTGGACGAGGCTCACCGGGGCTACACCCTGGACGCGGAGTTGCGTGAGAGCGACATCGGCTTCCGCAACATCGACGATTACCAGTCAGCGTATCGTCAGGTCCTCGATTACTTCGATGCCGTCAAGGTGGCATTGACGGCAACGCCCGCGCTGCACACCCGCGAGATTTTCGGGCATCCCGTCTTCCACTATGGCTACCGCCAGGCCGTCGTTGAGGGCTATCTCAACGATCACCTTCCGCCCAGGCGCATTACGACGGCACTGTCGGAGGCCGGCATTCATTTTGAGGGCGGTGAAGAAGTCGAGATCATCGACCGCCAGACGGGTCAGATCGATCTTTTCGAGCTGCCAGATGAAGTCACGCTCGATTACGACCTCGCCGACTTCAACAAGCGTGTCTATTCGGAAGCCTTCAACCGGATCGTCTGTCGCGCGATCGCGATTGAAATCTCGCCGTCGAAGCCGGGCAAGACGTTAGTCTTTGCCGCTCGGGATGCCCATGCCGACGATATTGTGCGCCTGCTAATCGAGGAGCTGCAGGAAGAGTACGGTAAGGAGGCGGTGCCGCATGGCATGGTGGTGAAAATCACCGGCAACGTCGACAAGGCCGACGACCTTATCCTGAAGTTCAAAAACGACCCCTATCCCAAATATGTCGTCACCGTTGATCTGCTCACCACCGGCGTCGATGTCCCCTCGATCTGCAATCTCGTCTTTGTTCGTCGGGTGAAGAGCCGCATCCTCTACGACCAGATGATTGGCCGCGCCACGCGACTTTGCCCGGAGATTGCCAAAGAGCATTTCCGCATCTTTGACGCTGTTGATCTCTATGCGGAACTGCAGGACATGACGGACATGCGGCCCGTGGTCGTCAAGCCCGATATCTCGCTGGGTCAACTCGTCACCGATCTGCAGAAGGCCGATAGCGAGGAGGACAAGAGCTGGGTTGCTGGCCAGGTGATCGTGCGCATGCGCGCCCTGATGAAGCGGATGGATGACGAGACCCGTGAAATCTTCGAGCGCCAAACCGGCGAAAGCCCGGACATGGCCTTGCAGAGGCTCGCCACCCGCTCTGGTGCCCAGTTGCAGGATTGGCTTGCCGCCCATCCGCGCGTGGTCGAGCTGCTGGAGCGCCGCCCACTGCGCACCGACAAGAACGATGGCGTCGTCATCTCCAGCCATGAAGACGAACTGCTGCGCATCGAGGAGATTTTCGGCAGGAACACGACGCCGGAGGATTACATTACCGGCTTTGAGCGTTTCGTCCGCGAGAACATGAACCAATTGCCGGCACTCATCGCCGTTACCCAGCGGCCGCGCGATCTCACCCGCAAGGAATTGTCAGAACTGGCGGGGCTGCTGGATGAAAAGAACTATTCGGAAGCCATGCTGCGTGCCGCCTATGGCCGCGCGCGCAACGCGGATATCGCTGCCCATATCATCGGCTTCGTGCGCCAGGCGGCACTGGGCGATCCGTTGATCCCCTATGCCAGCCGCGTCGACAATGCGATCATCAAGATCGAGGCCTCGCGCCCTTGGACGGCCAAGCAGAAGGAATGGTTGCGGCGCATTGGCCGCGCGCTGAAAGACAAGCCGGTTGCGGATCCGACATTGCTCGACCAGGGCGTCTTTGCCGATAAGGGCGGGTTCAAGCGCATCTCCCAGGAGTTTGACGACGACCTCGACGAAGTGCTGCACGCCTTCAACGAGGCAATCTGGGCGCCTCCTGCGGCCTGA